AAAATGAAAGAGAAGTCTTTATAATGTGGGAAGTATTTTGTATTCTTAGTTTTTTGATAAATATATTTTTAGCACTTTATATTAGATGGTTACTGAAATACGTGGCATCAAATGCTGAGGATGTAAAAAGTTTGTCTATTATGATTGCTAGCTTTTCAGATCATATATCGAAAATATATGAATTAGAGATGTTCTATGGAGATGAAACTTTAAAATCTTTAATGCAGCATGCCAAAGAAGTAATAGAGTCTATAGAGGAAATGGATTTAATAATAGAAAATGATGAAACAGACACAGAAAAAATTGTTTAAAAAACCTAGAAAAAAAAGAACAAAAAACAATTACTTTACAAAAGTTCATGAGGAAGCGATTGTTAAATATGCTAATACTTCCTGTATTAAGGAAAGAACAGAATTGTATTCATCATTAATACAACCGGCATTTAATGAAATGGTTAATAAAATTATTTTCACATATAAATTTAATAATCTTCCCAATATTGACCCACTCAGAGAAGATTGTAAAATTTGGCTTACAACAATTTTAGATAAATATGATCCGAATAAAGGATCAAAAGCGTTTTCTTATTTTTCTGTTGTTACAAAAAACTGGTTTATACATAAAACGAAAAAGAATACAAAAAGAATGAAGAAAGAAGTTTCTTATGAAACTCTTGTTGAAAGTGGAGGCCCAGATATATTGGGAACATCAGATGATCACAGCTTATCATATACTTCACAAAGAGAAGAGATGGAATTTTGGAACTCGCTGCTAACTCAAGTAGATCGTTGGGATACAGGAAATTTAAAAAATAATGAAAAGGCAGTCCTAGATGCTGTTAGAATTTTGCTTCACAATATAGAAGATATAGAAATATTTAATAAAAAAGCTGTATATCTATATTTAAGAGAGTTGACCGGACTTAACACCAAACAAGTTGTTAATAATTTGAACAAAATAAGAGAAAAATATAGAACTTTTAAATACAAATGGGATAGAGAATAAATAAAAAATATTTATTTCTATTTATTATATGAGTAAAAAACTAAATGATTTTATTGAAAAAGCCACAAATAATATAATTGATGATAGAGCAGCAACACAAGCTTTGCTTGTTACTCTTATGAAATATATGCAAGTTTCTGAAGATAGACACAAAGAGGTTGGATTAGTTGCTGCAAAATATCTTGAAACTTTACAAAGATCAAATGAACAATTAGTAAAGCTAGCAGCTTTGGTGCAAAAAAATCAAACATCTAATCAGGGAATTACAGAAGAAGACAAAAAAGACTTATTTGATTTAATTAGTTCTGATCCTGGAGACACGAATGGTTAAATATGTAGACAAAGATATAGATCAACTAGCTTTTGGTACACCTGGTAACTCTCCGGTGCAAACACCAGCTGATTCCATGTCGGCAACTGACTTTTTTGATCAAGTTTTAGCAAGTCAGAAACATACTGAAAAAGAAATAAACAAAAAACATAAAGAATATAAATTTCCTGGCTTAGTGCTAGATGCAACTAAAATAACAGCAGAGGATCTTCGACTTAGAACTTCACAAGATTTTTATAATTATATATCTAGAGGTAATAATTTAGAAGAGGGTGTCATAGAGTACAGAGTTCACATAAAAGAGTTAACCAGTTATCTACCAGTTCCTACTTTAACAGATTTAAATTTATATCATACTAGAGGTACGGGAGCCGAACAATTAACAGAACAAGAAATATCTGATGCAAAAAAATATGGCGTTTCCCTTACTGAACAGCCAGCAGATGATCAAACTGCAAGAAGGATAAAAAGATTTCCATGTTTTTACAAAAGTGTTAAGGATGGCGGCAAGGTAGACTTCATGTTCACTTGCAAGGTTAAATTTTTAGATCAAAATAGAATGTTTTATGGTGTAATGGAATCTATAGATAAACAAATAGAGATACTATCTATAGGTAAAGAATTAGTTGATAGTATAAATCGATCAGCCGCAGCCGAGAAGAGGAATGAGATATCTAGGGCAAAACGTCTAGCAACTAGGACTCCGGAACAAATAAAGAAAGATGAAGAGGCCGCCGCGGAGTTGCGAAAACTATTAAATCAAGTTCCTAGTCTACCAAGTACAGAGGGAAATAATTAAACAATGTCACACAATGATTATAACTGGGGGAATCCAATCTCAGCGGATGGCGATGAAGATGGCACCGACGCGGGTAGCTCTGAGCAAAACCAAGAACAAAACCAACAACAAAACCAAGAACAAAACCAAGAACAAAACCAAGAACAGGAAGAATTCCAGGAACCTAACCCTCCTCCTTTAAGAGACTTTGTTAAAATAGAATCCGGCAAATCTCATGTATTTTGGCCACCCTTTGAGACAGGGCAAAATGGGGAAAATGAATCTGCTTTAAGTGAACCAATACCTGAATATTTTGCTCGCACTGGAGATTGTATTATAAATGCTGGAACCATGAAGCAAGGTGTAGATAATAATACCATGATTATATTGGGTCGCGACAGAACAGGTATTGGAGAAAAAGACACAATATTAACAGATAAAAATTCAAAATCAGGATACTCTAATTATATGGGAGCCGGACAAATTGACCTTGTTGCTGGGAGAATGGCTCCATTCCCTGTAGAACTACCAGGTTACTCATTAGGGCCTCTATATCTTACGCACCATAATATACCAGAGCTTAAAATGCAAGCATTAACAGGCAAAAATCCTACTGATTTTATAACATTTCATCCAGGCTATGCGATGGATGCATCTAGAATACTAATAAGTCAAATGACTAATATTGACGAAAATTTTGCCATAGATCGTAATCCAGACGGCCGCAGACCTTACGGGTATGCTCGACGCGGGAAAGACCCCGCTGCTTCAGCTATAATGCTAAAATCAGATAAAATTCGCTTTCATTCTCGGCAAGACATAAAAATTGTAACCGGTGGCAATTTAGAAGATATTAATTCACAAGGAAACGAAATATTGAGAGTGGGTGGGGTTCACTTAATGGCCAATAATTGTAGTTATCCAGCCGGCAGAACTCAACCAATTCCAAAAGGTGGAAATCTTTTAGAAGCAATGAATAAAATGATGGACCAGATGTATGAAATTTGTGACATACTGTTTAAATTTATGGAAATAGAACAAAAATTTGCAAAAGTTGTAAAAGATCATGTCCATATATCGCCTGTCAATGGCAAGCCAACTTCATTTTCTCCGACCGTTGCACCAGGTGCATCTGTGGCCATAAATCAAATTCGAGCAGCTGGAAAGAGAATAGAAGTTGCAGAAAAAAGAATGAAAAATTTTCAAAATCAATATTTAAGAGCAGGTGGCAATTTTTATGTAAATAGCTACTATAACACAACGAATTAGGTGATAAATAAATATGCCAACCATTGCAGATAAAATATTTCTTATTACTCATCAAAATGAGCAAATAACTTTTTTTCCTAGATTTATGCAGCAAAAAGGAAGAGATATCTTATGTGTAAAAATCGCTCTTGGCCAAGTTATTTCACCGCCCGCAGAGAATAGATCACCTTCAGATTCTACAGTTGGAACACAGTGGTTTGATTGTGATTCGGGTAAAGAACTAACTATAGATAGTGGAGTAACATTTGACAAAAAATTAAAAAGATATTTAATGTCATATCAGTTACAAAATCAATTTTTAATTTTAAGTTATTATTTTGAAAAATATTCTGTAGAAAAGCTAAAAACAAAAGAAGATCTTTTAAAGCAAGTGTATGCTTGTATAGCGTTTTTTGATAATGAATTTGGTAATATTAATGAGGCAACACTAGCAGTTTTACATGGCTGGCGTCCTGATTCTGTATTTTCTAATAAGTCATACTCTAGCGATGAGGATAATCCTGTTGATCAAGTATCTGGTTTTTTGTGGCAACTTTGCAAAGACGGAACTATATCTTTTCCAGATGATGCATTAGTAGAAGAAACAATCGAAAAAACACCTGAGCAATTAAATTTGTGGGAACAAACAAAACGTGATTTTTCAACAAGAAAACAATCATATAGAAATTGGGCTTTAAATATAGAGAGCGAGTATCCAGAAGTATATATTAAGTACAAAAAAGCAGATGAAGAAAGTTTATTATTTTCAGCATCTAAAAATGTTGCTGAAGCTGCAATAGAAATGCAACAAGATGAAATGACACCACAACAAAAGGTAGATTTAGCATCCAGAGCTTTTGAACCTAATATGGCTATAGATCCAGATCCCTTTGATATTAATAGTAAAAAAATAGGATATTTTTTAAGAACAGAATATACTTTTATAAATTTACCACTTTTTTCTGGAGACGATGATTTCAGAGAACAAACTAAAACTTTAACTGATAGTGCTCTATCTGAAGTGTTAAAATTTTATAATAAACCAGTTATATGGGGGTCTTCATTTGAGGATCCAAAAAACGTAAGATTGTATTTTGACAATACAGACTCTATGAATCTTGCCAGTTCTAGTCCAAGAGTAACTACAAATACGTTTATAGACGAAATGCAGATAAATGAAGATCAATATGATTCTTTATATCAAGATTATGATTCATTAATGAACGAACCTTTAATAACTTTTGTAGAATTTAGGAGCCCATCGCTAAGACCTGGTGACGTATACCGAGCATATTTTGAAATAAATAAAGAAAAATTTGATATTATTACGACAGAGTCTTTTGAAAATAATCAGCAAACTGATTTTTTTATTCCTGATTCTAAAAAAATATTACAAGATTTTAGTGATGAATTAAATACTGTATACTGCGCAGATGATGCTCCTTTAACAGAAGAACAAGCTAGGAATCAATATGCTAGATATAGAGCATTTGCATCAAAAAAGAAACTTGAAATATCTCGTCAAATTAGAGCGGCTTATATGAAAGCCATTGAGAATGGCCAAGATATAGATGATGTAGAGGTTGATTTAGGTGTTTTTGGTAAAATTAATTTATCAGACGAAGAAATAATCAACACAACACTAAATGCCACATTTCTAGGTTTATCAGAAGGTGTAGGGGCACTGCTAAATACTGATTCATTATCGGAAGTAAAGGGTTTAATTCAAGATGATGTGTCAAATGAGTTAACTTTAACTTTTGAAGAGTTAGAAATAGGATGTAAGGAAATAGCAGAAAATTTAGCAAATGCAGAGCCGGATTTGAAAAATTTTGATATTAGAAATCAAAATGGACAAAAATATAATGCAACTGGTGAAGGCAATAAAGTAAAGTCTATACCAAGTATAATTATTATAATGGCTCGTAGGAATGCTGGTCTAAGGTCAAGTGTAAGAGATAATGACGGGTTTGATGATGTTGAATCTTATTTAAGAGGACCACCCGGACAGTTATTTAAAGGTCCATCACAAAGAACTAATATAGAATTTAAATTTTTAATAAATAATCAGGGTGATACTGAAATAGAGCATATTAAAGTTTATAATAAAGAATATTCAGAGATAGGAACACATTATATATTTAGACAAGGCACCGGAGGGACTCAATTATTATCATCCTTAACAGATTCTAGATCAGTAGAGTATTTGAGAAATATTTATGGTATGACATCTTTAGCAGATGGTGTTGGGTCTTATATAGGACAAATATTTGATTTGTCAGGTCCGGGCTGTGGCCCTGCAGGTTCACAATTAGGCTTAGGCATGGCTTACGTTAAAAAATTTACAAAAGATATACAAATTGCGCAAAGTTTTAATTCTTATGTTCCATTGCACCATTGGAAAGAAAATGTTATAAATCAAGCACCTATTAAATCACTTGAAAAAACAACAGATGAAATTGGCAGTTATTTTCAGAGACAATTTTCAAAAGAAGCCATTGATACTAATTTGCTTGAAATGACCGGACTTGCCGACGCAGTACCCTTGATAGGCCCAGATTGCAGTAGAGAATCAATATATCATGATGTGGCTCAAACATTTCAACTTAAAAAACTTATATGTAACTATGCAGCTTGTTTAAAACTGCCAGATTTTGAATTTAAAACACCAAACTTGAACTGGCCAGATATAGGAGAAATACCAATATTTAAAATTAATTTTGGACTCGATCAGCTAGATGACTTTTTACAACAAGTTCTTACTAGAGCAATATGCGCTTTCATAAATGGATTATTGGATATACTTAAAACTCCATTTTGTCAAGAGCAACTCGCTCCAGCGCTGTATGGAGCTGGATCTGACACTAGCCCAATAATACAAAGAGCACTAGTTGATGGCATTTTAGATATTGGTATTCCAATCGGAAAAATGGAGAATGCAAAGTCTCTTGTAGACAAGCTGTTAAACTTGCTAACTCCAAGAGAAATTTGTGCCCTATTGGAAGGCAAGACCTTAAATGATGAAGTTATATTTTTGATATATCGCATAGCCGAACAAGAAAATTTATCAATAGAAATATCCAGCCCTGAATCAGTTATAGAATTTTTTACAACTTTGGGACAGTTTATTGATGAAGAAGTCTGTGAGCAGCTTAATAAATTTGATGAAACACTAGGAACGTATACTTGTACGTCAGTATCCGATATGCTGAGTGAGATCAGGAAATCAATTATAAAAGGCAAAGAGGTTAGTGCAGAGCAAATTAATGAAGCTGTTAAACTTGCAAATGATAACTTAATGGACAAAACAAAGGCTTTACAATCTTTAGGGAATGGTGGATCTTTAGCGGATTTAATACCTGAATTATACGATTTGGATTCTATTGTAAACCAAAACTCTATTCCAGTCACTGCTATGGAAAAGTTAGCAGCTTCATCCGCGTTTGAAACGGCCCGTTTGAATTTTTTAAATTCAATGAATTCTTTTGTAGACTCGATGTATCTTGAATCACCCAGGGTAGCAGAATATAATGACCCTGGGTACGACCCAGAGGCAACAAGGATAGTTCAACGCGCTACGGCTAATTTACAAAGATTATCTCATTTTGCAGGTACAAGTTTAGAATCTGTTTTCTCAACTATTAGAGAACAAAGCACAACTAATTATTTGAGAAGAACTTTACTTTACTGCTCAGATGATTATAAAACTCAAACTGTCCAGAATTTTTTAGGTGAAGATATACAAATTTATACACCTCTACAAATAGAAGATGAAAATCAAGCAGGCGCAACTCCAGACGATCAAAAGGCATATCTATCTGGATCATTAGTTCGTTTAAATGATATTTTAGCTCAAGCTCCGGACAATGATGAAAATATTTCTGATGTAGTAAATAAACTTGAAAATAGAAGAGTTTTAGAAACTGTGTTTCCTATTGTTGTTGGAAGTTTTCCAAACCCTGAAGATCTTGTTGGTGAGTCTACCCCACCAGAAAATATTACAACATATAGAGACTTTCTTCGAGATGTATTTATAAACCCAGAACCGGACGCTCAAGCTCAAACTGATAACATAGAGCACCTAAATAGAGCGTATGTTGCAAAAATTGTAAGTTTAATAGATATATACAAAAGGCAAATAGAGAGCAATATTGACAAAGCTTATAGAATAATATCAGAGCCTGATTTTTTAAAAATATTAAAAGATTTTTATGATACTTCTAAAGAAGTTATTAGATTACAAAATAATCAAGAAATAATAAAAGTTACAACAGAGGGAAATACATTAGTAACAAAATTATCAGAACCTTCAGATACGTATCAGACTTCAATAACAATGATTGATAAACCAACAGTAGGGGGCTTGGAATATGAAATAACTGTTGATGATGAATTTTTCTTTGGTGGAAACAAAAAGTTTGTAGGCTGCGACACTCTACCCGAGCAATACAGTGATTTATTTGATAGTTCGGAAGATATAGTTAATCCAAGAGCAAAATCTTACAGGATATCTATATTGAAAAATTTACAAGATTTGTATTCAAAGTATAAACTATCAGGCATGCCTCAGTATTCTCAAATTTTACAAGAGTACCCCTCTATTGAAAATGACTTAGAAAAATTATCCTTTTCCAATACTTATGAGGGATCTCTAGAACAGTTAATAAATCTTGTTGGAGACTCAAAACTATTTAGTGATTCTCAATTTGTTAATAGGATGGATGCAAAGCTTCAAAGCAAATCTTATTACGATCCGCTATCTCTCTGTGTTAAGAATCCAAGAGGTTTACCCTCTTTTGGAATACTCAATTTTGAAAATATCGTTTTTGATATATTTGAGGAAGAAAGTAAAAAAGAGTCTCTACTTCCGATAAATTCTATTTTATTGCAAGATCCACTAAAACCGGGAGCATATGAAAAAGCTATACAAAATACAGCTGTTAGGGGATTCGTTAGAATATGTTTGCTAGAAATGGTTATGAAAGGTGCAGTTTCATACTCTGCTTGGGATATAGAGTATATAAAAAATGATAATTTTTTTAAAGAATATGTATATAGATTTATAAAAAATCAGTTAGAAAATCAAAATCTTTTTTCAAATAATTTACCGGACTTGCACAGATGCCTTGAAAGAATAACAGGTAAGAAAAATATTGAAGCCTCATTAAGACAAATAGTGTTAGAAGAATCAGATTTTGTTTTTAAGTATTCAAAAACTTTATATGAAAATAATAAAAATATTGATTATAGAATGTGGTTCTTAGAACAATTAGAACATGTTGAAGTTCCATCTAGCAAAGTCCTTGACACTAGCTTATCAAAAAATGTGTGGATAAGTAATCTTGAAAAATCAGTCCTTCAACAATCAGAAAATAATTTTGTATTTCTAGAAAGGTATATCAGAATATTCGGAGCTTTAAGAGGATCTGGCGCAGACGCGTCTGGTATTGCTCAAGCTCAATATCAATCTTTTTTGCAAAATTTAGATTCACTAAACACAGCTGTTGACAAAACTGGCTTTAATAGGCTTGGTTTAGAATCTTACAATATATCCGACTCTTCTTCTGTTACGATAAGTGAATATGTAGACGATGATGATTTTCCAGACAAAGAATTATTATCAATTTCAGATCTTACAAAAGTTATCAATTCTCTTTTTGACAATAATTCTGAAATAAATAGGTATTTTCATGACTTAACCAGAAGGATTTATAACCCTGGAAACATACTACATTCACTTCCAAGAGCTATAAGTAGACTGCCTGCAAAACTTATAATTAGAAAAAGAAATAGATATGTTTTTTCAACAAATAATGCTTTTAGCGCTCATTTAAGAAATGATCCAGATCTAGCTCCATTTACTCAGCGACGATTTGAATCTAATATATACCAGGATCAAGTTGAACCACAACGTTCAGATGGTGAGATTGATCCTTCAGTTGGCGGCGCAGCAGGTTTAGGCGCTGAAAAAGCTCAAGCAGATGAAAGGTTCTCGGACGAAGATAGATATTATGTTATTCCAATAGATGGAGCACAGGGTCTTCCTGAAGCAGAATCCATAAAAGCCGGGGGCCAGTTTTTTACTAACAACCCCAATGAGGATGTAGAAAATTTTGGGTTTGAACCTTCTGCTGCTTTTTCTGGAAATGAACCTGGACTGATTATGAAAGATGTGGTTTTAGAAGGAGAGAGAAAAAGACCTTTAGATCCGACAGCCAGCTGGCTAAATGTATCAGATACAACTAGCGAACGACCACCCGAAGATGTTATTTTTAAAAGAGTCCCTGTGCCCAGAAATCCAAATTTTACTACCATTCGAAAAGTTTTTGATAATATATACGGACAAGTAAATCAAGAGCAGTTTAATAATATAAGTAATACTAATCAAATTGCAGAAGAGATTTGGGAAGAGTCTGTTATAGACCTTGTAGGTGACGCAGCTCCAATATTTAATTTTCCTGGTGATTCTAAATTTATTCCTAATGATCACATGTCTACATCAGATAAAAGTAACCTGGGGTATTATCTCGAAACCGCAAGTAGATATTATAAATCTGGTACCGGTCGCAACCGAGGCGCATGCAACTTTTATAACAGTGAGGACCGTCAAAAAATATTTGAACAAACAAGCTTTGACTCAGGTAACGTATTTACAGTTCAGGGAGAAGTTGATAGCGAGTACGGCGCGCCATCACCGAATGCAGTAATATCTAGACCCATGGGATTAGAAGACCACCCTGGGGGTGCAAATGATTTAACTTTTGCCAGTAACAATGTTAGTCTGGGTGCAGTTCCAGGGAGCCCAGATGCTAATTGGAGGGTAAAAGGTGAGCATGAATTATTAGGTAGAAATGATTACAAAGTTCCGATTAGAATTTTAATAACACAAATAAAAGAAGCATCAACAGGAAGAATAATGCAGGTTTTTGTAAAATATGTTATACCTGAATTAATGGATTTTGCAGATACTTCTTTAAATCCTGATCGAGCACGCGCGCTAAAAGATGCTGCTGTAGAATGCTTGCAGGCTTTTAAAACATTTATCGAGAATGGATTCAACGATCTTAAGAACGACCCCGGCAGAAATGGTCAAATTCTTCGCGACGATGGCCACATAGCTAATGCGGAAGACACTACGCCCGCAGCAGATTTAGGCATGCGCGTAAAAGCTAATGAATCATCTAAACATTTTTGCGTTTATTTAGCCATGGGTAACGACCGTGTTAAAGTTCCTGTTCTTTTTAGGCAGAAAGGTGCACCAAATTTTGGCGCTTCAAGTGCTCCATCTTTTTGTTCAATATCAAAATTTTATAGCATTGCGGCTCTTAATGAAGCAAAAGACCAAAAAGGAAATTTTAAGATAGATCAAGCTTCAATTGACAATCACTTTGCAGATCCAGGAAAACTTTTGAGAAATTCAGACTATGATATTAATTCCTCATATTCAGTTCTTGATGAAGGTAGAGCAGCATTTACACAACACAGTTTTTATGCAGATTCAGTTCGTAACATAATTAAAGTGTCTGGTGTTGATTTTGATTCGCAATCTGTTGATGATAATTATGATCCAAAACGTACCCTTGTAAGTATTGGGAACCTAGTAAGTTGGTTTTCTCAAAAAAGAAACGACGCATTTTGGGGTAGAACGCACAAAACGCAACCTGATAGTCAAGCCATTTTTACTAGGTGTGGACCAAGTCTTTTTTACGGCGATGGCCGCGGCTCAATAAAACAGTTTTTCGTAGCGGGAAAAGAAGCAATACTTAATTCCATGAGAGACACACCAGCCGATGCTAATATAGCACTAATTGATCATATTCAAAACTTGTACAATCAAGATGAAGTTGACAATAAAACGCTGGCCACTAGACTGACGACTGCGATTGCAGATCAAAAACAGGCATTACAATTTTATAGAACATTATTTGAAACTCCAGCCGGAGAAAGAACCGAAGTAAACAATTCAAATTTTGCTACTCTCGCTCAGGATCCTACATTTGGAAATTTTGATGTTACTCAATTTGGATATGGCAGCGACCCTCCAAGAATCAATTATAGCATGGGTCATTTTCTTAACGGTGATGACACCAATTTGATTAGAGTATTTCAGGGTGGTAACTCTAGTGTTAAAAGTATAACTTATGAAACTTTACAAAATTTAAACTTTTATAAGATTCATAATTCTGCTAATACTGAAAAATATATGAATACTGCTATGAACATGAGAGCTAGGTACAATGCTGGTCTAGAAGAAACTGAAATATTAAATTTTATGGAGCAGATATTAACTTCTTTTTTCATTCAAAATGAAGATGGTGAAAGTGTTATTAAAAATATTATTCAGGAGTCAAGCATTAAAATAGGGTTAAGAGCAGTTTTGGCGACTAATGGAGACAATGGAAACCTTGAGTCATTTGTTACAAAGACGTTTAATGAAACTTCACAAGTATCTGAAGAAGAGCGAACGGGTCTGGTAAAGATAGGAGAAGATAATGCTTATGAAAACTTACATTGTATTCCAATTGCATCTTTTGAAGCAGATCTTTTATACCCCTCGTGTTTTAATATTGATAATTTGTCAGGATTAACTGAAGTGGTGGATTCTTTCAAACCGCAACTGATGCAAGGTTTATTGGATTCAGATCAATATAAGCAATTTTTTGATTTTTCGATTCCTCAAAAAAGACAAGCATCTGTAATTTCTTTGCATAGTACTTCTTTATTAGCAGGTTATAGTACTATGCCTGATGTATTATCTTCTGTTAAGGATTCTTTAGCAGGCACATTTTATTTAGCCTTTCAGACAGACACCACATCTAGCTCCGAACTTAGTTTTGATTTATCATCAGCTGATCTTTTAGCAGTAACGGATCAATTTATGACCTCTGATGGTCTTAGAATTGATTGTATGAACTTTCCTGGACTAGGCGATTGGATGAAATTGCTCTCTGAAATCATTAAGAAATTTGTTAAACAGTTTCCTTCAATAGTTTTGAGAGGTATAGCAAATGAAATTGATCCTGCTTATAAAGAAATGCGTCGACACTATCTAGCATGCGAAATAGAAGATTTAAGATTTAAGGGGTTGCATTACACTGGTGGCGAAGGCAAAAATCCTCTCGGACTTAGAGGTGGTACAGTTGGCGAGAAGAAGTACATACCTTTGAACGTTGGTTTGCCATACGATATAACCGTTGGTGGCTACAGAGCTATATTTGAAGGGAATCCTAGATTATTGGCAGCTAGTATTTCTAAGCTTGTAGGTTATATATTTGGCGGCCCATTAGCATTGCTAGACCCAAGTTATGCATTTAGGGTTCCGTGTAAAGATGTAGATATTTCTGGTGAAGGTATTTTTAACTGGGAAAAATTTACTATTGGTAATATGGGTAGATATGGTCATCCATTAACTCCAATCACTTTGCTGGCATTGTCAACAAAACAACTTCCAGGAGACATAGATCAAAAGAATGCATTCTGTATGGATAGAGAGACTATGTTTAACCCACAATTGTTCTGTTTCGAAACTGAAGAATAGATACTACTTAGTAAGAGGAGAGAAGACAACAGTGTTTCAGCCAAAGTTCCCATTACAAATTTCAGATTTAGATGGTGCTTATAAATCTATTAAAGATATAAAAGAAAATATTAAACAAAATGTATTATTTTTATTATCAACCGCGCCTGGCGAATGGCCTGGGAATCCTGAAATTGGAGTAGGGGTAAGAAGGTTCCTATTTGAAAACTATCCATCTCCAGAACTTCTTGATTTACATAAAAAAATAAAAGATCAATTTTCTACTTTTTTGCCATTCTTAGATGTACGAAGCGAATTTATAGAGAAAGATGGTTATGGTAGAAATTTAATTGAATCAGGAGAACTAAAATTAGTCGTTAAATATAATATTAAACCTTTAGGAGTTGCAGACTCAGTTACTATGGGTATATCTGAAGATACTATGTAGAAGATATATTTTACTTAGCACTAATTATTAATGAAAAAGAGGATAATATAAATGTCAAAAAAAATAGTTCCGGTAGACTACACCAGCGCCGACTTTGAAAAAATAAAAAAAGATCTTTTAAATTACGCAAAAAGATATTATCCAGAAACATATAAAGATTTTAACGAAGTATCTTTTGGTTCTCTGATGACAGACCTTGTATCTTATGTTGGAGACAATCTTTCTTTTTACCTGGACTATCAAGCTAACGAATCTTTTATAAATACAAGTTTAGAATATGATAATGTTTTAGCACATGCAAGACAGCTTGGATACAAACATAGTCCTGTTAGAAGTTCAGTGGGAGAAGTAGACGTATATATTCCTGTCCCGGCAGACAATGCAAATGTCGCCCCAGATTTACAATACTTGCCCAAAATGTTAAAAGGAACCCTTTTTACTACTGTAAGTGGAAACACATTTACACTAAATAAAGATATTGAATTTTTTTCAAATAGTGTCGAGGTCGTCGGCAGTGAAGTATCTTCGGATGGCTCAAAAACAACCTACTATATACTTAGGGCGAGAGGAGAGGTGGTATCTGGTCAAGACAAGCAAGCTGTCGTAGAGGTTGGAGATTTTAAGAGATTTTTGAAGTTACCAGTACCCGGAGCAGAAGTTTCAGAAATAATCTCAGTTGTTGACTCTAACGGAAATGAATATTACGAGGTTGATTATTTAAGCCAAAATACAGTTTATAGATCGGTAGTTAATAGAAATGAGTCATTACCAGACAGTTCTGCACCATCAGTTATGAAGCCGTTCCCGGTACCAAGAAGATTTGTTGTGGAGAGAAATGGTCTGGATATGCATCTTGTTTTTGGATATGGCTCAGAAGCAGAATTAAAAGACAACAAAGTTGCAGATCCTAGTGAAGTAGTTATGCAAATAACAGGTAAAAATTACATTTCTGATGCGACATTTGATCCATCAAAACTTTTATCAACAGATAAGTTTGGAGTCGCTCCAACAAATACAGATCTAGTTATAACTTATAGAACAAATAATTCAAGCAATGTAAATGCAGCTGCTGGAACTTTAAATGCAGTTATAGATCCCTTAATAGAATTTAGAAATATACAGAATTTAGATACCGCAAAAATTAATTTTATTTTATCGAATATACAAATCTTCAATGAGGATCCAATAAATGGCGACATTTCAGTACCAACAACAGAAGAAATAAAAAGAAGAGCAAATGCTGCATTTGCAATGCAGGGTAGAGCAGTAACATTACAGGACTATGTTTCTGCAACATATGCAATGCCTGCATCTTTCGGTGCAGTTAAGAGAGCAGCTATTTATAGAGATACTGACGATCTTAGAAGAAATTTAAATATGTATGTAATCTCAGAAAATTCAGAACAAAAACTTGAAAAATCAAGTACTGTTCTTAAAAATAATCTTAAAACTTGGCTAAATTCAGTTAGGATGATAAATGATAGTTTAGACATATTAGACGCAACTATAATTAATCTTGGAGTTGAATTTGACGTGATTGCTCAAAAAGATATAAATAAGAACAATGTTTTCAATATAGCGAAAGAATCAATTTTTAAAGAACTAAATGAAATAAAGCCAGAAATTGGTGAGCCATTTCAGATTACAGAAGTATTTAGAATATTGAAAGACGTTCAAGAAGTTTTAGATGTAGTAAACATAAAGATAACCTCAAAAACAGGATCTCAATATTCAACATTTATGTATGACATAGAATCTAATATATCACCAGAGGGTCGAACTATTTACATACCACACAACTGTATATGGGAAATAAAATTTAAAAGTGATATAGTAGGGAGTGTAAGATAATGTCAATAAAAAGATATACATCTATAAAAGATAATACTATTTCATCTGCGTTTAAACTAAACCTATCAAGCCGCGGCACTGATGCAAATATGGGAGCCTCTGATATTTTAGAAATGTATTCTATATTTGCACAAGCTAGTTCATCTTCAATAGAGCAATCAAGAATTTTAGTTGAATTTCCTTTAGCTACAATATCATCTCAAAGAGACTCAGGTATAATACCTACTTCTGGATCTGTAACTTTTAAACTAAAAATGTTTAATGCTGAACACAATCAAACTACTCCAAGTGATGTTACTGTTGAAACAAGAATATTGACGCAAAAATGGTCAGAGGGCTCTGGTTTAGACATGGAAAGTTTTTTAGACTCTGGTGCAAGTAGTTGGACATCTGCATCAACTGGCAACGCGTGGTTTACAACAGGAGGTGATTTTTTATCATCTAGCTATATAGCTTCATCACCAGTCCCGTTATCGTACACTCAATTTTTAAGTGAGGGTACAGAAAACTTAGATATAGACGTAACCCCAATTGTAGAAGAGTATATTAAAAACGTGAAAAGCACAGGAACAAATGCAACTGGTTCAATAGTGTTTAATACTACACATGCACCATCAGTTGGCCAATCTTTTAAAATATATACATATCAGGGTGATCACAGAATATTTCAGTTTTCTAATACTTCAGGATCTTCCGGTAAGACGGTGTTTGTCTTAACAGGATCTTCTGCCTCTGGATCATCTAGTAATCTTATAGATGCTATTAATACAAATTTGGGGTCCTTTATTGCAGCTACTGGTCAAGACAATGATTTAACAGCTAGCTTATCTCAAAGGGCGGCAACTTTTTATGGAAATACTATAATATCATCATCCGTTGCCTCAGCAACAGCGTCAGTAACAAACTTTACAGGCGGCTCAGGCGCGATAAACTATGGCTTTATCTTAAAGCTTAGCGGATCACAAGAAGATGGATCGGCATCTAGATCTTATTATACAAAAAAGTTTTTCGCCAGATCTAGCCATCATCAACTTGAGAGACCAGTGTTGGAAGCACAGTGGGATTCATCTGTAAAAGATGATAGAGCTGATGTAATAAAATCTAGTAGTCTTGCACCAGCTAGTGATAATCTTAATAACATATATTTATATAACAGAATAAGAAATAAGTTAGTGGATATTCCTAACACTGGGTCCTTGTTGTTAACAAGATTATTAGCATCAACAAAAACTGGACTGCCCGTTACAGCATCAGGGCCTAGCGCATCTGGAACTTTTATTACCGCAAGTAAAAATTCAACAGGTATCTACAAAGCTCAATTTGCTTATAACGGATCAGAAACTACTTTGTATGATGTTTGGCAAGCTTCATCTTCCTCTGGCATAACCACTTTGTTTACAGGATCTGCGATTACTGTCTCAGCAAAAACGCCAGAATCTTTTTATCAAATACCAACATATTTGACAAAAATAACAAATTTAAAATCATCTTATGCAGCTAATGAACAAGCTACTTTTAGGGTATTCACTAGAGACAAAAATAAAAAACCAAATATTTATACGGTTGCAAGTAACCAAGCTCAAGTAACAACCATAAGAGAAGGATATTATAAAATATGCAGAGTGGCAGATGATATGACAATAATAGATTATTCCACAAGTAGTGTACCTAGTTATTCCTCTTTATCTTATGATGCAAGTGGTTCTTACTTCGATTTAGACATGTCAATTTTGGAACCAAACTATTTATATGAGATACGTCTTTTATATAAAGATGAGAATGATTATATAGAGCAGAAAGAAAAGTTTAAGTTCCGGGTTGATCCATGACTAATTATAGAGATAAATTTCAAAATAATCCTACAGAAAAATTGAGTGAAATAGACACTTTAAACAAAAGTAGGGTTTTCAACTTAAATGGCTCAAAGGTTACAATATCTCAAACAGATAATTCTTATCTTACTGAAGCAGAATCTGAAAGATATGTTAAAGCCTTTATTAAGCAAAAATCTAGATATATCCCTTCAATAGATTATCTAAATCCATCTACTTTTTGTTTTTATGGTTCTGCAGCAAAGTATTACGAAGACTCTATAAAAAATATTTATAATGCATATCCTTATGATGGTTCACGCGCTGAAAAAATGGAGTGGTCAATTTCCGCTTCTCATTTAGACTTGTACATGTTAGAGCATGTGTACCCTAAGAGCACTGGACATGTTATATTTGACAGATCTTCAGACACTATTACAAACGATACACATTATCCAACAACCAATAACCCTCAATATATTAAGTTTACTGGTGGTCCACAAATAGGCACAATATATAACTCATCAAAAAACCGAGAAGGTAATTTAAAAATAAATGGATCTGTCGGAAACACAGTTGAATTTTGGCTAAAAAAGTCAGCTACATCTTGGTATGACGCCGGACGTAAAGAAGTAATTTTTGACACGACTACACCAAGTGCAATCTCTGGTGTTCAAACGGGTAGATTATCTATAGAGCTAGAAAATCCTTCATCAGCAGGGGCGAGTCCATTTTTGTTCACGTACTTATCAGGTACTACAGGAGCTACACAGCTTAGGTTAGGTAGTTCAAATGTTACAAAAAATTCAGTTGGTGATAATAATTGGCATCATTATGCAGTAACAACCGAAACTAGCGGATCAAATACACTCTACAAACTCTATGTTGATGGTACACTAGACTCAGTATCAAAGCAATCACACATGGTTGGTCCGGTTGATAGGGCAATGATTGCATCAATTGGTGCCCTCCGATCTGCTAACAGTGTTGGTGGTGCTCTTGGTGCTGGTAAACTATCTGGATCTATTGATGAATTTAGGTTTTGGAAAGAAACAAGAAGCCAAAAAGATATTGGAAGGTTTTGGTATCATTCTGTTCATGGCGGAACAGGAGGTAAATATGGAGATCATAACAACGCAAATTTAGGTGTGTATTTTAAATTTAATGAAGGAATAACAAATGTACAAGCTTATGATGAGGTAGTTCTAGATTATTCGGGTAGAATTAATAATGGCACATTTGTCAATTGGAATTCAGCAGTTAGGTCTTTAGAATCTGCAATAAATCAATCTTTGTATCTGCCTGAAAAATCTTTTACAGAAGTACCTGACCCAATTATTAACTCACAAAACACATTAGTTCAAAATATACTAGATTTGTATAAGACAAAAGGAGAAGCTTTTGACAAACAAAATAATTCTTCACTGATTAACAGTGTTCCTTCTTTTTTGCCAAATCAAGATAAAAATTTGTTTCCTGAATTGCTTCAAATTATGGCATCATCATTTGATGATATATTTTTAAAGATAAAAAATCTACCAAAAATAAAAGATTTTGCATTTCAAGAATTTTTTGAAAATAAAGGCTCGTTTAGAAAATTTGATAATTCAAAATTTTTATTAGGTTGTGAAGACCAGATTTTATTTCAATTTACAGGAAATCACACAAAACCATGGGTAAATCATATACTAGAACACTTTGGCTTAGTAACAACAGAAATATTTCCAAATGCTACATTATTTGAAAATTTTCTAAAAAGATCTGAAAAAGTATCTTTTCAACATGATTTAACAGAAGTTAAGAACTCTATTCTATCAAATATACATAAAAATTTAATACACATTTATAAAACAAAAGGCACAGAAGAGTCATTTAGAAATTTAATAAGGTGCTTTGGAGTTGATAGTGAACTTATAAAACTATATGCATACGGTCATAATGAAGAATATATATTATCAACAAAGCCGATATATGTTTCTGCAAAGACAAAAGCAGCTAGTTTCGAAAAGAAAAACTTTGAAGCTTCTATACATCAAACAGCATCTTCAAGTGAAGAAATATCATATATTCCTCGCGTAAACAATCCTGTTCCATATACTCTAGAGGCTAACATATTGTTCCCTAATAAAATAAAAGAAGGGGTAAATAACTTTTCTGAGACTTCTTTATTTGGCATGCACTCTGTGAAAGGATCAGATGCTAATCCTGGAGATAGTTCTTTAAACTGGTCAGTCCAAGATTCAGGAAGCTTACAGGTACAGTTTGTAAAAAGAACTGCCACAGCAAAAGGAGGATATTTTCAATTAACATCTTCAGCTGGTGTGATTACTGCTTTAACTTCTGATCATCTAACAAATATTTATGATAATACACATTGGAACATTTCTGTTCGTATAGGTGCTAAATCTGATATAGATTTTAATATAATACCAACAGGATCTTCTACAACTTACTTGGTTGAATTTTCTGGGTACAATTATGATTTAGATGTTTTAAAAAATTCTTTCCATGTATCAGCTAGTATTAGTAAAGAATTGTATAGAGATATATCGAGACAAGATAAAGCAGTATTTGTAGGTTCTCACTTGCAAAACTTTTCTGGATCTGTGTTGCAGAGATCTGATGTAAGGATACTGTCATTTAATGCTTGGAAGGATATTCTTAAAGAGTCAGAATTAAAAGAGCATGCTCAAAATCCAAAAGTTTTTGGCAGAAGAAAGCCTCAAAGTATTTCAAATTTTGATGATGGCTCAAATCTAGTTTCTTCTGATAGTCTCATATTAAGATGGCAATTTGAAAATTTAACTGCTTCAAACTCTTCAAATCAAATAGACGTAGTTGATTTTTCAAGTGGTTCTTTAGCGTTAGTATCAAGTGATTTTGTAACTGGATATAAATATCCAGGTAAAGGCATAGATTTTGTTGATCACGATGCCGCGATATCACAAAATTTTATTCCAAGTGTAGAGTATGCTGGACCTGATAACGGTCACTCAAGTGATAGAGTCCAAGTATTAACCACTGATACTCAAATTTTTAATACAGATAACAAGCCTGTAACATATTTTTACAATTTTGAAAAGAGTATGTACCAAACAATATCATCAGAAATGATTAAATTTTTTGCTGGAGTTGTTGGTTACAACAATCTTATTGGTGAACCCGTAAACAAGTATCGTGACAGATATAAACTTATGGAAAAACTTCGAGAAAAGTTTTTTGCAAGAGTAGAAAATGAAATAAATTTAGAAAAGTTTGTTGAATATTATAGGTGGATTGATTCAGCACTTTCAAGTTTTTTAAACCAGCTAATTCCGGCCAGTTCAAACTTTGGATCAGGCATTAGTGACGTGATAGAGAGTCATATTTTAGAAAGAAACAAGTATCGACACAAAGCACCAACTATAGAATTCAAAGATCCAGCAGATAAAATTTTTCCTATTCTTAGTATTAATGAGCTTTTATATGATTGGGAGCACGGCCATGCGCCTTTAATTAGAGATGGTAATACAAATTGTTTGTGGGAAAAAGACAGAGCAGAAAGGTCAGATACCAATAGAGAAAAAATAAGAAAAATTGTTATATCAGAAGTTAGTGGCAGCACATATGCACTAAGAAAATTAACAAAACCATATAAATTTTCAGTTGATAGTAGAAAAACAATTTCAACTGGTCATAACAGAAAAGCTAATAAATTTTTAAATGCATTCACTTTAGTGAATCAAAATAAACAGATTACATTAGCAAGTTCGAATATAATAGAACAACCAGTCTGTAAAGATATAATAAACCCAGAAGAAAAAGAAACATATAGGGGTGCAACCGATGTTCTTGGCACAACTGGGTATTTAGACTTAGATTCTGATCAAATTTTTCCTTTTACTCTAGTATCTTCATCAGTTGGAACAGATTTTAGTATTTTTAAGCAAAATCTCACTATTGCAAACCAGCACCTGCCACTAAGTATAACTGGTGAAGCATCTTTAAGAGGTCCATTCGCAGAAACACACGTTGGTGGTATGCCACATCAAAAAACAGAAATAAGCCAGTCAAATAGGCCAGAGGCATATGCAATTTCTGCAGATTCTAGCACCTTAACTATGACACAGGTACCTATTGCTAATCCTAAGTCAATGTTTTTTAGACATCGAAGCGCCACAAGTTTTTCGACTATTTCAAACATAAGGCACACTACCGCTTCGTTTTTCTTAGGAAATTACAGTAACAATTACGAGATTGTTCAAACTGCCGGCAGATTTAACAACAATAGATTTTTTGTAGATCAAGAAGGTTCATTTGTTACAGACGCGCCTGTCGCGTCTCAATATATATCTGGTGTTATTGATTATGCTCGACCAACTAGAACTAGAACAACTCATATCTTTGTCAATAAATTTGGAGCCCCAGGTGGACCAGAGTCTATTTCAGATATTGGCTTAGATCGCGCTTCGGGAGAATTTTCAGTTTATAACTCTTTAAATTATAGAAATCCTGTTGTCAGAGACGTTGTAGATATACTAGCTTCAGAACACACAGAACAATTTGGGTTTAGAGCAGAGCATACAGCCGAAGACGAAGCAAAAGCTACTGCAACAATAGAATTTGTATCCGGTGCTTTACCTCAAAATGATGCTAAATTTGTAATAACATCAGCACCATCTCTTAGTCTGGATGTTGAGGCACTATCTGTAACATATACATTTAAAAATAGTAGCCCAACAGCATCAAACCAAGAGTTTTCCGGAACTAATCATCAATTGGCAGCGACTAATTTAGCAAATTTAATAACTTCAGTTAATGGTCATCTGGATAGAATAACTGTTAGTAATGATCATGATGGAAAAATTACATTAACTCAGCACTTTCCTGGTGCTGCAGGTAATGTAGCTATAGTCTCTAATGCAAATAATGTAAACATATCTGGATTTAATAGTGGTAAATCAATATTGGGGTCAACTCACAAAACAAATAGAAATCCACAAAGATTTACTGGTTCTTTAGGAAGAGAATTTAATCGAGACAACTTTTTTGTTCAACACCCAATTCCACAATCAGAATATCAATATTCTTGGATAACTGCGTCTGTTAACGATAGTGTATATGATTTTTTAAATCGAAATGAAAACATGGGATATGTTCACAACTTCGGAATAAAAACATCTAAAATTACTGATACATTTAACGATAACACTACTAGCAAAGCGCCGTCTGTATTCACAACAAATCAGTCTGACGAAAGTAAAATAATAACAACAACAACATTTGTAACGGGTGTTTTTGGATCGGATGATTCAGAGTCTGGCCCCACTGACAACCCGGAGGAATTTGGAAAATTTGTTTCCTCCATGAAGATTAGAAATAATCGCGCAATAGTCGGCAATCCCAATGATGATTTTACTGCTTTTTTTGGCTTCAAGGCTAGAGGAAAAGTATTTACCTATGTATCAGGTAGTCCATGGTCATCTATGGCAATACTAACATCATCACAATCTTATAGTATGTTAGGGACTAGTAATTCAGATAAATTTGGATCCTCTGTACAACTTTCAAATAATTTCGCGTTTGTTGGAGCACCAGAAAATGATGCACATGGCACCACCAGTGCTGGCGCCATATACATATATTCTGCTTCCGGTGGGACTTGGAACAATTATCAATTTATCACAGCTTCCACCATCGCCGCCTCCGGAAAATTTGGACAAGAGTATATATCTGCTACTGACGATAAGATGATTACAATTGGAAAACAGCGTACAGATAATTTATATGGTCAAGTATATGTATTTGACAGGACTGGATCACACTGGGATGAAACACAGGTTATAAATCTTTCATCTAGTCAAGTTAGACCTACTGCGGCATCTTTCAACGACACGCATCTTTTTGTAAATGGAAAAGATTTAACTGACGAAGAAGGTGATACTTATAGGGTTTATATATATGCTTCATCATCAGGTGCTGGATATTCTCTAAATCAAACAATAAATAGCAGCGCAAGAGTTATTCCAGCTTGTACTAACACACATTTAGCTGTTGCTCAAGGTGTGGATAATCTATTTGATACAACTGCATCTGTGGGGGTTTATACGTACAATGGTTCATCGTGGACAATACAGCAAACTGTAACAGGTAGTGATACTGTTCCGGGAGATGGATTTGTGGCACCGTATCAAACAGATACTGGTCTGCCTCCTTCCTCTCCTACAATCGCAATAAGTGGTAATGTTTTGGTTGTTGGGTCTTGGATAGACGATATATCTTTAGGTCCAAAAAATTCAACAGAAGCTAAAAATAGTAATTACGGAAGTGTTTATTTGTTTGGCCTACATTCAGATTCTATCTGGCGACAGGAAAGAAAGTTACAGTTTAATAATTTTACCAATTTTGCAAATGCTAAATCTTTTGGCAGCTCTGTTGATATTTCTTCAAATTATATTGCCGCAGGTACCTCAAGAGCACACTTAGAAATTAGTAGTGATAATCAAATATCTCATTTTGCTATTTTATCATATGTAACCTCATCTACAGAACAAAGTAGATTAGATGAAGGTCCAATAGTCAAAGAGTTATCAACTGATTCAACCAAAAAAATATTAGCTCTTGTGGGTGATAAAGACGTTCCGATGGAAGTGGATCAGATACCAGATATTTATAAAAACTCACTCGATATTGAACACAGATTTGTATCTAGAGTTATAAATACGAAATCTGAATTCGTAAATATATCATTTGACTATATCAGAGGATCTTCAAATAGTAACGATTTATCTTACAAATATGGCTTAACGGCTGCACCTAGGGAAAATGATTACTTAGTAGTGCAGTATAAGATCGGTTCTGGTAATTACCAGACTCTTGAAAATATTGCAGGCGGTGCAATATCAGGCTCTACAGATCAAAATAATTTCAGCAGAAAAGTTTATTCGATTCAAAATACAGAAAAAGATAAAATTACAGTTCGTTTAGTCGCAGGCACTTCAACCACTGGTACTGATGCCAATTGGGGTATAGATAATTTTATACATGAAAAAGCTGCTTATTCTGTAAAACCATCTAATCAAATTGGCTTTACAAGAGATCTTAGATTTGATAGAACAAGCACAGAATTAGATATAAATTGTGCAGAGCTGAATGTGTTCAACACACAAGATATTGGTTCGGCAGGAGAAGGTTTTCAAACCTTAAATACCAGACAGGTTCAATCACCTCATTTAGCTTTTTCTGGCTCAGATGGTACCGACGATCCTTTTTCTGTGGCGGCTTGGATTAAGCCTAATATTGTAGATCATTCATCTGTAGAAAGTTCGGTATCTGGCAGTGCAATTGTTACCAATGAGGGGAACTATTCTATTCATTATGACTATCAGGGAAAAATAACTTTTAAACTTTTAGGAGATACAACTCAAAAAAAGGTAAATTTTATAAGTACAGTTTTTTATTCAGATAAAACACCATTTTTAGCTGTTCAGACAGCAAATAAAGTTTTATCTTCTGGTGATTGGAAAATGGTGACCTGCACATATGATGGATCAAAAGACGCTTCCGGTTTAAGCATATACGTTAATGGGGTCAAGCAGGCAGTTGAAGTACGAAAAGCTGGTTCATATCAGGGAATGATCGGAGTAGACAACGGAACAGATGCAAAACTTGGAGCAGGCCTTGTCAACATCGGCTATCACCAGTATATACATGAAACTAATTTTGGATCTGGTTTTCCAGTAGATGATACTGAAAGATACCTTTCAGATTTCAATATAAGATCTTTGCTGGTACATAATGAAAAACTTTCTCAAGAAAAAGTAACTGAGCTTTACAATCTTAGAAATATAAAGCCATTTGAAAATAATGCTAAGGGAGTTTATATACCATTTGAAAATTTTTCATCTTACAGTAATGTTGTCGCACACTGGAGATTTTCGAATCCAACTACAATAACAACAGGTAGTCAAACATACATAGCGTATGTTGATAAAAAGAATTCTATTGCTTTATTGCATGCAACTAGAACATTGAGAAATGCTTCAGCATCTAATGCTCCCGGTTTTCGATTCGCAAATGCATTTGGTAAATCTCCAGAGGTATCAAACAAATTTGCTAAATTTGAAACAGAAAGAAATTTAGTGAATGAAATCTCTTCATCTATGTCAGACACTAGTGATACATTTCAGTATTTAGGATTAACAATAGGAGAAAATAGTTACCCTTCTTGGAAGCAAATAAGAGCAGGTGAGACACCAATTGGCAGATATCAAAAATCTAAAAATATAATAACAATATCAACAAGAGATACTGAAGTTTTTCCTAGTCCTATAGTAGATTATAAATATGATATCAATAAAGACCTTGCAAATCTCCCGCTTGAGTCAACTAGGACTAGTGCCAGAGAAGTGTCTAGTTTTAATGAAATATTAACAACTAATAGATTTAAACCTATAACTATAACTTTTCACAGTGAAATACCCACAGAGAGAAATATAAGAGAGGAGATAGATCAAAAAACTCAAGAAAATTTGTGGATCCAAGATTTAACATCTTTAATGTCATTTAGTCAAAATTTCTCTGCAAAAGATTCTAGAATAATATCTATAAAATCAACTCTTCAAAATGATTTAACTTCTTTTTCTAATAAGTCATTAACAGATAAATTAAAAATCAATGATTACAAGCATAATAAATTTAGTGATCCTGAAACCGGCACCTTTTCTAGATTGTCAAGTATCGCAGGATCATTCGAAAGTGTTTTTGGTGTAGAAATTAACTATGTAGAAACTTTATATCCTAAAGAAGTAAATACGTTTACTGAAAACGCCCGCAGAAGAACTTTATTTGATTTTTTTGGATGGAGAACATTAAGAAGTGATCGATCTTTAATTCTAACAGGATCAAATGTATATGGTAATTTTATCACTAGATTTGGAGATAATATAGCATTCCCTGAAATAAGCATAGATAAAAATAATTTTAAAAATACAAATAGCAGTTTTGTTGATGTAGTTGATTTTGAATCTAAGTTTAAGCCTTTAACGTATTCCCATATAACATCTTCACGATGGCCTTTAGATTCTAGATCAGATTTTACAAAAAAGCCATTAGATATTTCTGTTTCATATTTTAATAAGGGTGATAAGTTTTATAATTCTAAGCAATCAGGTAGAGATGGTTCTGGTGTATTCCAAAATGATTATAGTATTTTTGGATTAGGTTACAATGGCGTACACGGCACGCCACCTGTTGCTCTAATATATAATAGGCGTATACCACAGGTATCAGGGTCTAGTGTGTATTTATCGGGAGAATCTAGATGGCAAGCAGCAGAACAATCAAACTATGCACCATTTGGAAATAGCTATTTGGATCACATAGATAACTTATCTCCACTGGCTCAAGATCACTCATTAGTGCCAGAATATAAGGTGTCTGATTTTGTAGAAGATATAGTGAATCAATCAGAAGGTGATTATACAAAAGTTAGTGAAAAGGTAAATTATTTATCAGTAACTGGTGCCGTATATCACACTTCGTCTCAGGAACTATTAGTTGGATCTAAATTTTTTAAAACATATGGAACAACTGATTTCATGAAATACTTTGGACTAGTTTCAGAGATGGTGGAAGACAATAATATTGGCTCTGCTTCGCGAATAACATTAAGGTGCAAAGCAGCACTAAAATTTACTCCATATAGAGGATTTTACCCTGCAGAAAGAGTGCTACAAATAGGAGAGCTTTTTTCTAGAGGATATATGCCAGATTTTAGTTTTGATGATATTAGAGACACAACACCCGGTAGTGCAGATTTGAAGCAAGTTTCAGATCCTACAAAATTATTAGAAAAGAAAATAAGAGCAAATTTACAGCAAACTATAAAGCCTTTCATGGCACCTGGTGTTTTAATGAATTCTATAAAAAGTGGAATTGCTGTTGATTATCCGATTTTTGGATCTGATTCAAATGATACTGCACTAAATAATTTTAATACAGCCATAAAACAAACAACCACTTCAAAAACCTCTTTTGATAGTAGTTTAAACAATTTAACCATGTTTACAGGTTCAATTATTAACTCAACTCATGGCATTGGTGGCGTACCTAGACTTAGTGGTTCTGTGACAAGAAGAATTACCTTTGATGACCTACTTGACCCACAGCGAGTTATTGGAACAAAAATTTATGATAATGAGCCTCATCAGTCTGCAAGCATATATTATGGTGATGGAGCATTAACAAAAGTGTTTGATTATCCTTTTACTTTTGGAAGGTTGGATGATACTAACAATAAGCAAAAGATATTTGCAGACGACTTTGTGCTGAAAAAATCATTAAACGATACATTAACACCGTACAAAATGGCCATCAATAACTTTTGTGCTGAAACTGTAAACTTCTTTTTAGAAGGAGGTAAATTATCAAGTTTTGAATCAGATCAGGTTGTGTCGCCATTTTTATCTGCTAGCGCTAACTATAAAATGAGAATAACTTTTAAAAATAGTAATTTAAAAATGTATGACAGACATTCAGCCTTCGGACCGCCTGTAGACGAAGGTGCAGGTCTGACAAAGACAAGGATTACTGGATCTCTTACAACCGCACCTGGGGCTGGCTCTACCGCGGATTTTGGAGATACGCGACCTGCAGGTTTTCTTGTGGTATCATCGGATTTAACTGGCTCGACAGATGCTAAACTACATGGATTCACAATGACCACACCAGCATCAAACACTGTTTCAGTTAAAGTGTTCAAGTCAGGATCTTACATGCCTTCATCTAGTGCAGGTGAATACCTTTACATATCATCTGGGTCAGAGGGATTTCAAACATCATCATATGATGTATCTTCTTTTGGTGATGTTTACGCAAATGGTACGAGTTCATACATTGACCTTGCAAGTATAGAAAGTAAGCAAACCGGAACTGCTGCCAGGGGCCTAGCCTTTAACAGACTGCTTGAGGTCGCAATTAATCATCATCGATGGCATAGTGGTTCTAAAATAGAAGCTGGTTTCGTAGATGGTAATAATGTTAGGGTTAGGCAGATTTTAACCGGCACCGCCGGTGATACAACTATAACTCAACATGGTGGCACTAGTTCATTTGGTGTTGCAAGCCCAATGGCAAATTATTTTTCATCATTTCCCTCTTCTTTTTCATCGGGAATAAACCAGGCGACAACTTTAACAAATGTTACAACCAGCACCATAACTGAAAACGATTCGCATGAATATGCACCATTTGTGCCGCCTTTCTTAGACAAAGGATCTGACCCATATGTAGAAATAAATTTTACACCAGATAAATCAGAGGAATATACATTGAGCAAAATATTTGACGGTGCACAGTATACCTATAGAAACTTTAAAGATACACCTTCAAATCACAATGTAAATACAAACTTTAAAGAAGCTATGAACCTGTCAGCTTCATTTGATTTATCTAATTTTTCCGTATATAAAGAAGATGAATCACAGGCTGGTGTAACAACACTTGAACAGAGAAAAAGGTGGGTGATACAAACTAAGTGGGAAACACCAATACTTAATTTTATAAATGCATCTTCAAGTGCACTAAACTTAAGCAGTAGCACCGTTGATCAAGTTGTAGGATCACCATGGCAAGATAGAACATGGGATAGGTATCTAACAAAATCTGTTATTAGTACACCAACCCCGTATATAACTTCTTCAACAGGTATGTGGCATCAATATGGATCAAATCTGGAAAGTGATCAGGAAGGTTACATAATATCAATAGATAAAGTACCAGGAGTATCTGACAATCATCAACTTGCTAGAATCTTAGGATTCATTCCAGAATCTATGGAGCCAGTTCAAATCAGACCAGGTAAAATAGCTGAAAGAAAAGAAATATCAGAAGCGGTTGTCGCAATACCTTTTTATTATAAGAGCGAACTAATACAAGGATCGTCACAAGCGCCGAAACTTTTTACTATGAAAGAGTCAAATCTTCAAGCAGCAATTGATTTAAATTCTGGCAAAAAAAGATCATTCGAGGAAGTAGTTCTTGGTCGCAGTAAAGACGATCCAACTTCTGGGTATAACATTGAATTAGAAAAGTATTTAAAATTTTACAATACACCTGGACAAGCACCAGAAGAAGTTTTAGCATATCAATTGAGAATGATGGAAAAATATGTTTTTCCTCCTCAATTTGATTTTTTAAATTATCCTGAAATGTTGCAAAAGCCAATGATGTATATATTTCAGTTTAATGCTGAACTCACTAAGCAAGACCTAACTAATATTTGGCAAAATTTAGCTCCTCAAACAGCTAGATCTGCAGCAAGGGCTAGAAACTCAGGAATAGATACTAATATAGAAAAATTTGGAGTTAGAGAAGACGTTCAATATGTATCTCATTTGTTTAATCAAAGAGATATACCGGTTGAAGAACGAGAGCAATTTTTAGAAAAAAATGTTAGATGGGTTATATTCAAAGTCAAGCAAAGAGCGGAAGCTGATTTGTCAAAGATAAAGATTAATTCACTTCCAGGCTCCAGAAGAAACCTTGTTGTTGATCCATCAGTGTCATCCCTAAAGCCATCTGATTATTTAGTAGGAAAGAAGTATAGCTTTAACTGGCCATATGATTACTTTTCTTTAGTAGAACTAATTAAACTTGAGGCAAAAGTTGATTTCTTGCCTTTTGGATAAAACAGTAGTATGACTTTTGTAAATAAAAAAGAAGATGTAGTTCAAATATCGCTCACTCAGCATGGTAAAAACCTACTATCAAGAGGTGCTTTTAAGCCGGTATTTTATCAATTTTTTGATGATGATGTTATTTATGACCACAAATACGCCGGATGCACCGAAGCGCAAAACGAAATAGCAGATAGAATAGAAACAAATATTAGATTATCCAATCAACATGTAGTTGCTAGTATCGAAGACAGATTTGATGACGAAACCGAAAAAATTGAACAGGGCCAAAGAGATATATTTTTGCCTATTACTAAAATTTTAAATGAAATAGAAAGAGAGAAGCTGCTCTCTTTTCCGATTTCCAATATGTCAACCGGTATTCAAAATACACCTTCATTTAATTTATCATCATTTGATTGCAAAATACAAAATTCTTCATCTGTGACGCATCTTACTCAATCTGGTTTTCCTGCAAAAATACCGCAAATAGACTTTAATCCTGTTTATTACTTAGAAAAAAATATAATAAACAAGCAAGATGATGACGGTTCGCTTGTAAGCGAAGAGGAGTTTAGAATAGACTTTTCAGAAACAAAAATAGAGTTTATTGATAAAACATTTTTAGAATTAAAGCCAGAAGATGTTGTGCTATTGCTAGAAGAAAATAATGTACCATTTACAAAAGAAAATTTTAAAATAGAAGTATATGAAATTTTTGATGATAATAGTGCATCTATTATAAATGATGTAAATGAAATATTTGAATTGTTTGAAATAGAAGTAGATGAATCTGTCAAAGAGATACCAAATGAAAAAAATATAAATAAAAACTTTTTTTCTAAATAGGAGTTTAAAAAATGTTATCTGAAAATTTGGGACCTTTTCCGTATCTAACTGTTAGAAGTGTTATTTTAGATCAGAATGAAACAACTGTAAATGCTGCCATTACAGTTAGAGATGATTCCCCACGTCCGTTTTGGCTTAACGAAAGAGAGTTTTCCGCATTTGTAAAAATATATTTGATTATGATTCCTCATACAGAACTCAGAGGCAGAGTGACTGATTTAGGTCCAACTCAGCTTGTAAATTATAAAACAAGAGCTTTTGCACAGAATAACGGACAAGATGTCTCTGCGGCGCTTAACTGGGATAAAGAATTCTATGATTCTTGTGATCATAGCATCATAACATTAACAGAGGCACTTGATAGTGCGAGTGACTCTCTTGTAACAACGTCAGAAATAGATAGAAACGTAGATAATTTAAATGATTTAAATTTTACTGTAACTATCCCACGTACAAAATATAACTATGAAAACGAACAATTAGTTCAGCTGGACTTATACGCGCTAACACATTTAGATGTAAAGGGCCTAGTAGAACACTATAATATGACAAGTAGAAGCTCTACAATATATAACCTTTTAGAAATTGGAGGTAATTTTTCTGTAGAGACTTTGTTAGAGAGACCTTCATCAGGACCACTACAGGTTCCTGCTACAAAAGAAATTTTAGCATATCAGGATAATACTATATTTAATGGAATATATCATTTTCATCCGTCATCTTCACCTGGCCCTGGAGGATATGTTGGATTTATGGAGGGTCCTTCAGACCCTATGCATCCAAATGCTAAAAGGCTTAAAACAATTACAGTTGAGTATAATAAAGTTACAGCTAATTTTCTGCTAGATGACAGTCTTTTTCTATCGGGATACAATGGGTCAAGACAGGAACTTGAAGCGCTAGATTATTCATTTTTAACACCATATGTAGAAACCAGATCAATATATGATTCTGCAGATACAACGCTTGGTTTTCAAACAGGTTTATCAGCTGGTGTTTATGATAATGCAGAGCAACAAAATTTGAGAAAAGAATATTTTGAAGAGTTAGCAAGAAATTCAGACTTTGAAATTGTATCCAAAACCGCTGGGTGGATTCATACAGCAGAAGATGAGGATGGGAATATTAAGGGATCTCACTCTTTATTGTTTGAAATTGATTGGGAAAAAATAGTAAGAGTCAAATCAAAATATGGATTTTTTTTAGACCTTCTTAGAAAAAATCCAATAACTCCCTCTTCGGGTGTTGGCTTTGTATTAAAAACAGACTTAAGAACACTTCTTAATAAAGTTGATATTAAAGAGATTACCATATATAGAACTAGGGTATCTAATCAGCCAAGGTCTAACAACCCAGTTGGCACAGCTGACTATGATACTTTTAACTTAAATGAACTACCTAAGAAACTAATATCTACGCGTGATGAGTATAACGAAGAAGTTAATAAAAATATTTTGATTAAAAAACAAAACGAAAATTGTGTTATTGCACAAATAAATCTTAGTCGTCCATATTATAAAAAAAGGACGATAAGATTAGAAGATAAAGATATGTTTAAAAACATTAGTTTTGGCAATTATGAATACCATTTTGAAATGCGAATAGAAGATAAGATAAAGGGAATTTTTATGTTGGCTGCTAGCACCCTCCAAATCTATGCAAAAGAATATAAAAGCTTTCTTAATGCTGCATCAATACCATATATAGAAAGACCATTTTTTGGCGCTGACAGCAGTTTTATTGAACCTGGTGACACTATCGCTAGAGTAGGAAATTACATTATAAAATCGGAGCAGTACACACCAGCATTTAAGTCGGAGTCAGAAAATACTTTTGATTATAATACTCGTAGATTAATAAATCTTTATATCATAATGTCTGCATGGATAGGTCAATATGGAGAAGATGCTGACCTTCAAGCTAGAAATAGATTAGTACAATTGTTAGAAAATTCTATAATACCAAAGAAGGGAGGAAATCTTGAATCAGCATATAAGTTTTTAGAAGCATGTCAAAGATTAATTATAGAATATAGAAGGTTACTTGATAGAGAAAACGTAGAACAAATTGATTCATTCATTCTAAATTCTTCAGTAGATTCTTACGCAAAAATAGGCAAGAAACACCCCACAAAGAGTCCAGGTAATATTGAAATTATAAAAAAAGTTATACCTGGAACAGTTACTGCTTTTAGAAAGGGTGAGATATTTCTTTCCTATGATATGGATGACGTAAACGAAGTTCTACAAAGAAGACAAACATATTTGGACTCACCAGTAAATTTAGATGATCCTCTCGGTATCAGAGATCTTTTGCCACCATCACGATATTTAACTCAATTAGATTCTGAAAATATTCAAATGTTAGCACAAATTAATACGATGACAGGCGGTGACTTGCAAGCGGGTATGACTGGAATAGATCTTTCTGTATTAGAAAACACACTAACAACCCCTCCTGAAAATACTTCTATTGATTTGTCTAGAGGAAGCCGACAAATTGATAATGTTTTTGGTGCTGGAGGTGTGACTGTAACATTTCCAACTAATGAGTTCTCATTACCTAATGATGCAGATATTAGCCGGCCATTAACAGATACAAAACCACTAGACTTAACCAGTGGACTATCTCAAAATTTAGAACAAGGATTAACAGACTCTATAACAAGAGAAGACATTACACAAACTTACACTAGAAATAGTGATGCTTTTGCTTCTCAGGCTAACTCAAGAACAGCAAATAACATTTTAGGAGAAGTTCAAAACGCACTTGGCCAAAGTGATATTTTAGAATCTGGATCACCTGCAAATCGTCGAACTGCGTTACCAAGCACAACAGATAGATTATTTGGTCAAAAAGCGTCGAGAATATCTATGGTAGTTAACCGCAATGGTCCATTTTCTGAAACAGTTCCACTAACAGAAGAAGCAATAAATTCTGCAGACTCAGATGTTATTGTTTTAGCTGTAAGTGGAGAAGAAGGGCGCTCTTCGGGTCAAAGCTATCTACCAGCTAATAATGTAGCAGCAGTATCAGTTCAACAAGCAAGGGCTCTTGCCTCTGAGTCTACATCAGATTCTGATTCCAATACTAATCAATCAAATGCTTCTTCGGCGTACTCACCGCCAAGAGCTGCTCAAAACATCGAAGCGGCTCTCCCTAGAACAAATATTCCAAGGGTTGGTTCAGCTGGAAACAGGAACTTACCCGGACGAGGAGGTTATTCTTTGTGAATAGTGCCTATATAAATATAGAGGATTACGATTAATGCCGTTTGAGGAAGAAATATTAAATCCATGTGGCGAACCAGACAACGATAGTGGTACAGACAACAACGATGGCGGTGGTGGCGGTACTGGTGGAGAAGTTGATGAATCCACTGATATTATTTTAGAAGAGAAGTTTCTTGTACCAAATCAAACGTTGCAAAACGAAAATGGAATTTTAACTTCTGCAGATAGAGAAATAAATTTAATACAACCAAACTTATTTTTTGACACTTCCGGTATGAGTAGACTGTCATTACGTACACAGGATTACAGAGAAAAAACAAAATTTCAAATAGCTACAACATCTTCTGCTAGTATAGATCTTTTTAGGGTATGTTTAAACAAACTGTGGTCTTGGACCGGAGTTTCTGAACAGTGGCTAGAGAATGACACTTTCTTCGGCGAACCTACTACGTACAACCAGCCGAAGGACATTTTTCAATACGAAATATCTAATGAAAGTTTTGAAAATGGATGGGGCAAATTTTGGCAGAACGATTTAAAAATAGTTTTTAATTCTGAAGATGATAGAGGCAGATTTATAGATATTAATGATTCGACCGGTCAAACAAGTTTAAAATTTATAAAGCCATATATGATGACTGAAAATGGTGAACAACAAGGTGTATTTAACGATTATGTTTTTTCTACAGAGCAACCATTTTTCAAAGAAGAAACCGACAAGATGATGCTATCTCAATTTACTAGTGCCGAAATAAGCGCAGAAGTTGACTATTTTAAAACACTACCAGAAGAAAAACTTGTGTTTGAGGTTCCAGAAGGAGAAACTGTAGGCGCTTATCAAGTTGAGCCTCTAGAGAGAAGATTAACAAGTTTATATAGATATTACGATAAAACTATTAATGAAGAAGATTATATATGCTTTGAAGATGGTCACGTTCAAAAATTTACTTGTGATGCTGTAAAGAAATTAAATGAGGCAAATGAATCAGTAGCAAATGTCTTCCCAGCAAGAGTAAACATATCTATAAATACGCAGCAAGGATCTAGAATATCAACGCTATTAGACACCTATCAAATGGATAAATATGTATTAGAATTTTTGAATAGTGATCAAATTGAGGAAAAAGATTTTGTTTTAATTTTAGATGAAACTTTATTCAACAGAGAATATACTCTTAATGGTTTTACATTTGAGGGTGAAAATGAAAATGATAGAATTGTGAAAGAAGCAAAACAAAGAACTAGTTTAGACTTTCCAGATCCTTTTGGCCCTTCAGGTATATTTTTTAATATTCAAAACACACTGGAGCCACCAGATGGAGACTTAATTGGTATTGATAGATTAACTTATCCAATACCATTTGAATATGCTTCTAGTAATGAATATGAAATGTTATTGTTTACAGACACTATTCGATCACAAATATTTAGAAATAAATTTGAATCACTGATAATGACATCTAGAAATATAAGATCCTTTTCAGATATAATGTCTGGTAAAAAAGCATTTTCAGAAATACTTGGATATAAAATAGAAAAATACAATATTGGAAAAGAAGTTGAAATAATAGAATCTGATAGACCGGTACAAACATTTTATTTAATGGATAGTGATGAAATAACAACTATAAACTTTATAGACACACAAGTGAGACCTGGTTCTAAATATATTTATAGAATTTCAACAATTAATTTTGTTTTAGGGTCTCAATATTATTATTTTCCAAATCCACAAGATCCAACAAAACCACTAGAGTATACTTACCTTGTGCAAACACTTCCACTTGGTAGAATAGTCGAAGCTCCGTTTTTTGAAAAAGTAGTGAGATTATCAGAAAAACCACCATTATCGCCTCAAGTGTCTTTTCTACCATTTCAAGGTATTGATAATAAAATGCAAATTTTAATACAATCTAATTTTGGAGAAAGAAAAGAGATACCGATATCAATTTTACCATCAGATCAGGAAATAATTCAAAAGATGCTAGAATCACAACAGACATCTACAGATGGATCTTTAGAATATGCAACAGATTCACTGCCAAAAATGTTTCAAGTGTTTAGACTGTCATCTCCACCTGAATCTTATGAAGATTTTAAACAATCAGATTTTATTACAGATGTAACTGTATCTGGTAGGTCTTTTTTATTTTTAGATGAAAATTTTCAACCAAATAAAAATTATTACTATATGTTCAGAGCTTTTGACGAAGTAGGAGTATCAAACCCTACAGATGTTTACAGAGTTAAAATGATTAGCTATGAAAATGGTATATACATGGATTTAGAACAATATGAAATGCGACCAAAAGTAGATCCACTAGAAAATATATTATTTCAAAAGCTTCTTAAAATATCACCATCAAATAGACAAATAGGATTGCAGTTTGGGCCAGATGTAAGTTCTGTAGACTCTAGAGATTTTGCGTTGTCAGCACCAGATATTGAGTCAATCAAGTTAGGTTTAGTTCAAGAAAACTCTGTTTGGGGTAGAAAATTTAGGTTCAGAATAACATCACAAATATCAGGAAGAAAGATGGATATTAATGTTAGGTTTAATAAAGTTAAACAGACTATAAGCGATTTAGAACAAAACCCTAGCGATCCAACTGATCCGTGTTCAGGTACAGATGCCTTTGATGCGAAGACTCAAAGAGCTTTGTCTAGTGGTACTTTTGATGGTTCTATGGGTTCTGGAGAAGATTCTGGTGGCGCGTTTTATTAATATAAAAAAGAATTAATGAAACGAAAATACTATTTATTATTGATTTAAATACATAAGGAGCAAAACATGGCTTTTCTAGACAACTCAGGAGACATAATCTTAGATGCAGTTCTAACCGATGCAGGTCGACAAAGAATGGCAAGAGGTGAATTTAAGATTGTTAAGTTTGCGTTAAGTGACGAAGAAATAAATTATACAACATACAATTCAAATCACCCCAGCGGTTCAGCTTTTTCAGACTTAGAAATAATGCAAACACCAGTATTAGAAGCGTTCACTAATAACACTTCTTTAATGAAAACCAAACTAATATCAATAAATAGAAATAATATTTTATATCTACCTCTCTTGAGACTTAACAACTTACGTCCTGGAACAAAAACTTTTGGTACTTTCAATGGCTTTTATTTATTAGCTGACGAAGCAACACGGAACGCTGTAGGTGCAACCAACCCTTCTGATGGGGTTATAGACGGTACAGGTAATAATACCTTTAATAACCTAAAGCGTTATATTTCAATAGAGCAAGGTATAGAGTCTGGTGGAGAGCCACCTAGAACAACAGATATGCCGGACGACTTAGTAGAAACAGCTTTTTTGATAAGAATAGATCACAGACTATTAAGGCTAAAAGGATACAACGGAGTGGGTTATGATACAAAAACAAACTCTTTTGTTGATGATGATGCAATAGCTTCTTACTATATAGGGCTAGATGATAGTTCAATCGAATTGCCTGAAATTCGTAGAGCTGACTTTGTAGATGGAAATGGAGCGGAGAACACTTCAGCAACTTCACTAGAGATGTTTAACGGTCCGATTGGTACGACTGTAAGGTTAGCTTTGGAAACCTCAATAAATGTAAAACAATCAACAGCCCTATTTAATGAACTAGGAACAACACCCAGCCCAGGAACTCTAGATTTAAATAACGATGGTGCAAATGAAATTGCAACGCATTCATTTATTGATACTGTGCTAAACGTTGTGGGAGTCACAACAGGATATTCGATAGATATACCAATAAGAATTATAAAAAAGTTAACATAAACTAGGAGATTACAATGTCAGCAGGTACATTTTTTAAAACATTTAGCAACTCGGATAAGACAACAACAAGAACACTTTTGCATGAATCAATACCGATTACAGGAACTTTAGTATCAGGAACTTATGCCGTATCATCAGATAGAAACGTAAACACTAAAACTTACTCACATGGAATGTTTCAATCCCAGTACGATTATCCATTTTTAAGTTCATCTGCAAATCACCTATTTGATGTTACTGTCGGTGTATCATCAGTGACAGGTGCAGGGGCAGGTCTAGACTCTTTATCAGGCTCAATAACAAATCAGCGGTCTAAGAAAGTAAATGTGTATTCGCAAATGGCACAGGTATTGGCAGGGTATGACACTTCTGGTAATGTTAGGTCTTTTGATGCAGATGGAGATTATTCTTCCGCCGGCGGCCATGAAAATGCTATATTTATTAATTTTTCTAGACTTCTTGTAAAAGATGAAATTAAAAAAGGATCTTTTTCGATGGTAATATCGCAGGAATTTGGTCTAGGGAACCCTGTTACAGCATCGGCAAGTTTGAGAACCATTACAGATGCTGGTTCAGCGACATCCTATAAAGTAAACTCACCAGCCGGCGAATACGGAATTTTGAAGAGTGGATCTGCCAATGTAGGTTTAATTTATTATCAGGCAGGAGTAGCAGTTTTAACATCGTCAATATTTATTCCGGAAGCGGCCGGCGTAGATCCTCAAATATCAACCGCAGGAGGTATGCAAGCTACACTAAAAGCATCAACCATTGATACTGCTTGTGATGGAATAAGGAACAGAATATCTAACATATCTTTCAACAATACAACAGAGCTTAACTCTTCAATTTATTTTTGTAGAGCAAATCACAATGAATTTAATTACAGTTCTAATCCGACATATCTAGATGGATCATCAATAAGAGTTAAGGGTAATGACCGCCTAGCGCCACCTAGATCGTATGTCACTACAGTTGGGCTATATTCAGCTGATAATGAATTGTTGGCAGTTGCGAAATTATCTGAGCCCTTGAGAAAAGATCCAACTAACGAATTAACATTGAGGGTCCGCTTGGATTATTAAAATGACATTCAAGAAGTTTTATAAGGATGATATTTTTTACAATACGATTGTAACGCATCCTGAGTTTGAATTCTTTGTACACAATCAAAAAGTCTATATTAATAGAGAATCTGAAGTAAATGGTGACTTTTCCAACAAAGTCAACCATGTAACACAAGGTCACATCTCTTTACACGAAATAAATGTTAATAGACCAAGTAATAGCCTTGTTACGCCGTTTATTACAAAAGACGGTACTCGAACAGCTTTCAGAACAGTAACGACATCTAATTTTCAAGACTCATCACAATTTAGCTTTGGAGATACAATAACCGGTAAGTATCCTTTATCATCTAGTATAGGAAGAATTTTTGTCCCCGCAGGTCAAGAATCTACATCAATTAGTGGATACCCAGGACCTAATCCAGCAGAAGTTGCAGCCGCGGCAAATAAAAAATATATTAGAGCCTTAAAAAATCCTATAGAACTTAGCGGAGAAATTAATTCAGAATTTAAATATGAAAACCTAGGAACTAAGCAAGTTAATATTATTTCAATACCTTCAATATTTTATGGGTCTTCTGTGAAAAGAGGATCATTGCAGCTTGATTTTTATGTAACAGGGACACTAACGGCACAATTAAAAGATGATAAAAAAGATGGAAGATTGATGCAAACATATGGAACTAATTCCGGCTCATGCGCAGGAATAGTTTTATACGATTATGGAACGTGTGTCTTAACAGGATCTTGGTCTTTACATGATTCTCACGTTGATAATTATTTTGACGCATCATCTACGGTACCACCTTCTTGGTTGAGTTTTGGATCTGGCATAATAGAGCCAGGACTAGATTCAACTAAATCAGGTCAAGTTGCTAGTGCTAATTCTGCATACTTAGTTAAATTAGATGGCACAAACAAAATTCCGACTGTAACGATGCTGGCACATGCTAATAAGATGGAACTTAATTACTCTACAAATCCCACTTTTGTAGATTACGATAATCAACTAACAGCTAGTATTGACTCTATATCATATAATGAAAAACCTGGATTAATCAAAAATATTACAAAAACAAAATATGGAAATCATATAGAAGATTTTCAAAATACAACGTACATATCAAAGATAGGAATTTATGATGAATATAAAAATCTAATAGCCATAGCACATCTTGCTAATCCTGTTAAAAAAACAGAAGTTCAAGATTATTTATTTAAACTTAAATTGGATTTCTAATAAAATATATTTATGATTAAAAAACAAACTGTACTTGGACTTGACATATCAACTTCTATCACAGGTGCCACGGTAATACAAGAGGGTAAAATTTTAAAAACAGAGTTTTGGGATACTAGAAATAAAAACAAGTTTCCTACTTTTTATGAAAAAGCAAAATTTATTAAACAAAAAATCTTGACAGTAAAAGGTAATCATAATATAAACAGTATATATATTGAACAATCTTTACATTCTTTTAGGTCAGGCTTTTCTTCTGCTCAGACATTATCAACATTATCTAGGTTTAATGGTGTTGTATCGTGGTTCTGTTATGAGTTGTTCGGTATTCAGCCTGAAATGATCGCCGCCACCTCCGCTCGTAAACAAGCAGGCGTGGCTATCAAACGCGGTGATAATGCAAAAGAAAAGGTTCTACAATTTATTATTGACAAATACCCTGATATTGATATACAATATACAAAGCATGGAAATCCAAAACCAGGCACATTAGATATGTGCGATAGTATTGTAATCGCGTTAGCAGGAGATAAACTTGTCAGAGAAGCTCAAACTACTTAAGAAAGCCTTAGGCCGTTGTTGGTCTAATGATGACGAGCATCAGTTTCACTGCCCAAAGTGTAATCACCACAAACTAAAATTATCAGTCAACATAGAAAAGGATGTGTTCAAGTGTTGGATATGTGATTACTCTGGCACAAAGATATCTCCGCTTATCCGCAGGTATGCACCAGCTTACTATGCAGACTGGCGTAGTCTTGCAGGTGAAGTGGACCTGTCAAAATATGACACTATCTTCGCAGAACATGTACCAGAGCCGCCACAGATCATTGACTTACCAGAAAACTTTCAAACACTAACAGGCAAAAAGACAAGACTTAAGCGCCGCGCTTTGGAATATCTTTACTTCCGAGGGTTTACAGACAGAGACATACTAACTTGGAAAATCGGCTTTTGTGACTATGGAGAGTATCATGATAGGATTATCATCCCGAGCTTTGATGATGATGGTAACGTTAACTTCTTTGTGGCCAGATCATATACGGACGACTGGATGAAATACAAGAACCCAAGAGTCAGCAAAGATATTATCTTCAATGACCTAAACATCGACTGGGACGATGATGTAATCTTGGCCGAAGGTGTGTTCGATGCAATGAAGTGTAAGAACGCTGTACCCTTACTTGGGTCGACCTTGCGAGAGAACTCAAGGCTATTCCAAAAGATATGTGAACGCAAACCAGATGTATACTTGGCCCTAGACGAAGATGTCAAAGGAAAAGAGTTCGGGATAGCAAAGAAACTAAGAGAATATGGTATAAAGGTTATGTCTATTGATGTCAGCGGCTATTCAGACATCGGAGAGATGCCACAAGAGGTGGTAGAACAGAGAAAACAAAATGCGGATATTGTATCCGATTTAGACTATTTACATTATAAATTAGATTTTTAGGAGCACAATAATGAAAAAATCAGAACTTAGAAAAATAATCGCAGAAGAAGTAAAGACAGTTATCAACGAAGATATTGGTAAATTATTTGATTTGTCTACCAAAGCAGGAGACAATGCTGCGAAGAACCCACCGCTTGCCATAGGCCAGTTAGTACAGGTGCTTCAAGGTGTTTTACAAGAACTATCAACACTAAAAGGAGCACAATAATGGAACTTACTAAAAGAAGACTAAAAGAAATCATCGCAGAAGAGATGAACCACTTAGCAGAAACAGGTGACCTCAACATGATCACCGAAGCAGAAAAGAAAGCATTCGCTATCATTCTTGAAAAGCTTACGCCAAAACAACTGGAAGATCTCGGCCTTAAGAGGCTGTAATGATATCTTTAACAGAATTAGCAGCACAAAAGATTATAGAGATTTTTGATTCTCTAGATAATAAACCTGTTGGAATCCAAGCAGGTGTTAAAGGCGGTGGATGTTCCGGTTTTAGTTATTATCTAGATTATGTACATGAGCATAGGGAAGATTTTAAAATGTTTGATTCTAACGGCGTCAAAGTTTATATGGACCATAAAAGTTTTTTATATCTAATGGGCACTGAAATAGATTTTGAAGATGGTCTTTCTGGTGCCGGATTTAAATTTGTTAACCCTAACGCAAAAAGAACTTGCGGATGCGGAGAAAGTTTTAGTATTTAGCTTGACATACCTAAAATATTTTGATAAACTTATATTACAATAACCATTTACGGAGAATAAATGAAGTTTGCTCATATTGCGGATACCCATATCCGAAATTTAAAATACCATTTTGAATACAGAGAAGTATTTAAACAATTATATCAATCATTAAAAAAAGAAAAAGTAGACTACATTATCCACTGCGGTGATATCGCCCACACAAAGACGCAGATATCACCAGAGTTTGTTGATATGTGTAGAGACTTTTTTGAGAACCTTGCAGATATAGCTCCGACTTACATCATCTTAGGTAATCATGATGGTAATCTACGCAATGGTTCAAGACAAGATGCTTTGTCCCCCATTGCAAAAGCTATTAATAATCCAAATCTTATATTGTTAAAGAACGCTGGAGAGGTAAAGATTAATGATAAGTTTTGCTTAAATGTTTTATCAGTATTTGACGAAGATAATTGGGTAGAGCCATCTGATTATAATGTAATTAATATTGCTTTATATCATGGAGCTATTGACAAATCAAAGACAGATAGTAACTGGACTCTAGGAGGAGATCACAGTATTGAAATCTTCGAAGAGTTTGACTTTGGTTTTTTAGGAGACATCCATAAAACTCAGCAGTTAGATAAAGAAGCGCGCATTTGGTATGCAGGGTCAACAGTGCAGCAAAACTTTGGAGAAACTTTAGACAAAGGTTATTTACTTTGGGATATTGAAAGTAAAGACGAGTTTAGTACAAAGCTCATCACTTTTGACAATCCAAAGCCCTTTGTGACACTTACTTTGAGTGAGAAGGGTAACCTTCCTAGAGCGAAGCCACCAGAAGGAGCTAGGCTTCGTATTGTATCTGAAAGTAACGTATCTTTAGATAAGGTGCGCAAAGCTGTGGATGTTGCAAAGTTTAGATATAATCCAGAGTCAGTGACTTATTTAAACAGAGCAGCCGGTAAACAAATCAAAGTTGCCGCGCCCGAAGGTATAAAAAAGCAAGACTTACGAGACTTAAAGACACAAGAAACTTTGATGGCTGAATATTTGAAAGAATATGAAGCAACTGAAGAGGTGCTTGAAAGGGTTTATCAATTAAACAAAGACTTTAATAAGCAAATAGAAGAGAACGAAGATGTCATGAGAAATGTTAACTGGTCTTTACAAAGTTTAGAGTGGGATAGTTTATTCAACTATGCAGAGGGCAACTTCATAGATTTTACAAAACTAGAAGGGATTGTAGGTATTTTTGGAAAAAACTACTCAGGTAAGTCTTCTATTGTAGATACTTTATTATATTCTATGTACAATTCTACTTCCAAATCTATTCGCAAAAATTTGAATATTATTAATCAAAATAAAGATGAGTGTGTTGCAACAGCAACAATTAAAATTGATGGAACAAATTATATTATTGAGCGTAAATCCAATAAATATACAAAGAGATTGAAGGGTGTTGAAACTCAAGAAGCAACAACCGATCTAGAATTTTATTCGCAGGATCCTATCGGTAATCATGTAAGTTTAAATGGCACTTCAAGACAAGATACGGATAAAAATGTAAGAAAATATTTCGGAACACTTCAGGATTTTTTAGCAACCTCTATGGCATCTCAATTAGATTCTTTATCATTTATCAATGAAGGTTCTACTAAGAGAAAAGAATTTCTTGCAAAATTTTTAGATTTAGAGATCTTTGATAAAAAATTTAAAATGGCTAAAGAAGCATCTGCGGATATTAAAGCATCTTTAAAACGCCTGGAGGGTATTGATTTTGATACAAACATTAAATCAATAAAATCAGAAATAACAAGAGGAGAACTTGCTATTGAAAAAAATAAGGCTTTTTGTGCAATTTTAAAAAAAGAACTGGCTGATCTAATATACCAAATTAAAAATCTACAAGATAAAATAGATTCTGTACCGGCAGAAATTATTGATCCCGTTATAACGGCTAAGAATATTGCTAAAAAAGAAAAAGCTATTTTAGAAATAAACTCAAAAAAAATAGAAGCACAAAAAAGTCTTAGTGAAGATAAGGTCAAGTATGAAAAAATAGAAATTTTTCTAAAAGATTTTGAAATTGAAAAATATACAGAGAAAAAAGAATCGTTTACTAAAGCTAAAGAGGAACTAGATAATCTAATTTTACTTTTAAAAAACTTGTCTGAACAAAAAGCTTTACTTGTTACTGAGCAGAATAAAGTATGTGACAGTTGTGTTCCATTAGTTGGTGAAACTGTTGAACAGAAGTCTCATCAAATATCTTTAGTCTCTAAGCAGATTAATGAGATCGGAAAAGTATTCTCATATGAAGAACAAATTAAAATTAATGATTATATAAAAAAATATAAATCGTTAATTGAAAAAAGAGATAATCTTGCAAATTCAATAGCCACTAACAATCTTATTGTTGAGCGCGCCGATAGTCTATTATTTAAGGAGCAAATTCATTTAGACGATCTAAGAGGCAAGGCTACAGAATACGAAGACAACAAAGAAGCGATCGAAAATTTAAAGCAACTTATGTCAAATAAAGACAAGTTGAACAATCAAGTAAAAGATAAAGAACTTGACCTAAATTCTTGTAATCAAAAGATTATGCATCTTCATAAAAAGCATGGATCTTCAGAGCAGAAGCTTCTTCATATGCAACAACAATATAAAGAATTCCAAGAATTAGAACAAGATTTTGCTGCATACCATCTTTTTATGGTCTGTTGTCATCCCAACGGCGTTTCATATGAAATTATTAAGGAAAGATTGCCTTTCATTAATCAGGAAATTTCTAAGATACTGACCAATATTGTAGAGTTTGAAGTGTTTATTTCTAACAACGAAGATAAATTAGATATCTTTATCAAGCATCCCAGCCATGACCCTAGACCACTGGAGATGGGATCCGGAGCAGAAAAGACTATAGCTAGTATGGCAATTAGGCTGGCGTTTTTAACAGTGTCCAGTTTACCAAAGTCTGACCTATTTATACTTGACGAGCCAGGAACTGCTCTTGATGAAGAAAATATGGAAGGTTTTGTGCGTATCTTAGACATGGTTAAAGGTTACTTCAAAACTGTTCTCCTTATCTCGCACTTAGATAGTCTAAAAGACTGTGTAGATATGCAAATAAACATCGAGAAAATAAATGGCTATGCGCATGTAAATATATAGGAGGATTTATGGTGGCACGTTTAAAAGCAATTGCAGATAAATATACAGAAAGATTTATATCAAGAAAATTTTTAGCATGGATCACAGCTACAACTTTATGCGGAATTGGAATGGTTACAAGCGGTGATTGGGTTGCTGTGACTTTAGCATACATTGGATCTCAAGCTTTGGTAGATCTTGCTGTACAATGGAAGCATGGTCCAAAATGATTTTTAAAATTAAAATAGCTTGGGAGTGCATTAAGAAAAACTGGAAAATAGCAATTCTCTCCATATGGTCAGTTTTAGTATGGTTTCTTTCACGAAGGTCGTCGTCAGCTGCTATTGAAGCTATGAAAGCAAATAAAAAATCTTATGAAGATCAAATAAAATCTTTAAAAGAGCAACATAAAATTGAAGTTAAAAAAAGAGAAGAACTTCGCTTAAAATATGAAGAAACTCTTGTTAAGATAGAAGAGAAGTATAAAAAGAAAAAACAAGAACTTTCAAGAATTGAAAAAAATAAAGTCAAAGAGATTGTAGAAAAAGCAAAGGATAACCCTGATGAGATTGATAAAAAGATACAAGAGTTGTTTGGTTTTACTTCTGACGCTTAGTCTAGCATCAACAACTTTTGCATCTCCTGGAAAATATGTTCGCCTAAAAGAGGGTGAAAAAATACCATGGCAAGGCTGGTGCTTTGATGGTCAAGCCGTAGCTGAACTAGTAGCGAGTAAAGAACTTGCAGAACAAAAGTGTGAACTGCACACAATGCAGGAGTTAGACCAACAAAAAGCACGATTTGACTTACAGATTGGCGAGCTTCTTGCATCAATGGAATATGAAGTTCAAACAAGAGATGTTACAATTCAAGCTTTACAAGAAGAGAATTTAAAAATTGAACAAGCTTTAATACACGATACTAAGTATGGATGGATCGCCCCCACCGCGCTTGGATTTATCGCCGGCGCCTTAACTATATTTTTGGTAACATTGTGAAGAAAAAAGATTTAAATGAAATAGCAAAGATTGAAAAGGCAATAAGAGAAAAGTATGGAGAGGAGACGATACAAAATCCAAAAAAAGATTGGGATCCTGAAAAAGAAAAAAAATACTTAGAAAACCTTAGATCATTTTACTCGGAAACATCTAGAAAAAAAGAAACAACTCAAGTTAACGGATTTTTAGTAAGGAAAAGTAAAACTAAAACTGATATTAAAAGAACGTGCCCTGTATGCGGAGCTTACTCTTTTTCCTCTCAAGATGATTTATATATGACTAAGTTTAGCTGTTGCTTCAAATGTTACATACAGTATGTTGAGGATCGAGAGGATAGATGGAAATCGGGCTGGAGACCAAACAGCTGACTATTTATATTAGTACACTATTTTAAGAGGAAACAAAAACATGGCAACTACTTTAGAAATTATTAATGGCATATCACAAGTATTGGCAAATAGTTATGACGGCGCTCACGACGAATCAGGAGAGCTTGTGACTATAGGTCTCAGAAGAGAAGAGGGAAACCCCTTGGTGGACCATCGTATTATGGATGGTTTTTCAGCTTGTGTTAAAGGCGGCCGCTTACACATCAAATATCATGCTGAAATACCACTTAAAGAGACACATACAAATGATTTTGAGGGTGAAATGGAGCAGATGGTAGAAAAAGTAAAATCATTTATTCAAAAAGAATATAAAAAAGTTACAAAACAAGCGCTTTCACTGTCAGACCCAAGTGAAGTAGATGTGTTGGTAGAGTATCTGTCGCGTGTTAGAACAAGCGTTAAAGTACGCAAGTGTTACAAAATTGGTTCGATGCCTGTCGAGCCTGAAGTTGAAACAGACCCTCAATACGAAAAATTTGTAACGCTTAGCGGTTTAAAATCTTAAGAGAAGCCAGTGCCAATAAAACTTACAAAGCAAGAAATAATGAGAGAAATAGTTAAGTGTGGCAAGAACCCTGACTATTTTATTTATACGTATGCTAAAATTACACACCCCATAAAAGGCTTGATACCTTTTCACCTATATCCATTTCAAAAACAATTGATAGAAGATTTCGAAGACAATCGATTCAATGTAATATTAAAAGCTAGGCAACTTGGCATATCTACTGTAACAGCTGCATATGTAGCTTGGATGATGTTATTTCGTAGAGAAAAAAATGTGCTAGTTATTGCAACTAAATTTAACACTGCTGCAAATCTGGTAAAAAAAGTAAAAGCCATTATAAAAAATCTACCAGACTGGTTAAAAATCTCTACAGTTGAGATCGATAATAGAACATCATTCGTTTTAGACAATGGGTCACAGATAAAGGCATCTTCAACTTCTGGGGATGCAGGACGTTCCGAAGCTCTATCTCTTCTTGTTATTGATGAGGCAGCGCATGTTGAGGGATTGGAGGACTTATGGATGGGCCTGTATCCTACATTGTCAACTGGTGGTCGCTGTATTGCTTTGTCTACTCCAAACGGTGTTGGAAACTGGTTTCACAAGACATATTCCGAAGCAGAGAATAAAATAAATGATTTTTTCCCTACAAAATTACCATGGGATGTACACCCTGATAGAAATTACGACTGGTTTGAAAAAGAAACTAAAAACATGTCCAAGAGAGAGATAGCTCAAGAGCTTAAGTGTAATTTTAATATGTCTGGAGAAACAGTATTTGCTTCGGAAAATATTCAATCATATTTAAATATGGTTTGTGAACCAAAACATAGAACAGGCTTTGATAGAAATCTTTGGATCTGGGAGGAACGAAAGCAAGAAAATACGTATTTAGTTTCTGCAGATGTCGCACGAGGAGATGGAAAAGATTATTCAGTCTGTCATGTTTTAAAATTAGAAACTATGGAGATAGTTGCAGAATATCAAGGAAAAGTTACACCCGATATATTTTCTAGAGTATTAAACGATGTTGGTAGAGAGTATGGAGACGCTCTCTTGGTTGTAGAAAATAATTCTGTTGGGTTTGCGGTTTTAGAAAAATTAAAAGAATTACAATATCCAAACTTATATCACTCGATAAAGTCAACTCATGAATTTGTAGAGGAATATCAAGCAGATCAAATGTCAAATGCAGTATCTGGGTTTTCGACAACTTCTAAAACTCGTCCTCTAATCGTAGCGAAGATGGAAGAATTCATTAGAAACAATCTAATTAAAATATATTCTTCAAGGCTTCTTATGGAGATGGAGACTTTTGTATGGAATAACGGCCGCGCTGAGGCGATGAGATCATACAATGATGATTTAATAATGTCTTGCGCCGTCGCCTGTTGGGTTAGGGATACTGCTTTGTCAAAAAACCATAAAGATCTAGAATACAATAAAGCCTTTATTGGAGCGATAACAATGAGTTCAAACCAACTAGATACTAGAATAAAAGGTATGACTGGAACTAGAAAACTAAAAATGTCTGAAGAAATCAATAAACATGCAAAAGCAACAACTGACTTCCCTTGGTTGTTTAAAGGATAATAAAAATGGCAACTGGAAAGAAAAATAAAAACAATACAAGAAATCCTCAAAGTCTACTGTTTAGAAGACTAACAAGGCTTTTATCGGGCCCCATCACTCAATATAGAACACAAAATAATCACAGGTTACGAAGAATAGACCTAGACAGGTACGCTAATAATTTCACTTCAGCGTCTGGAAAAGATTTTAAAAAAACTGCGTATAATCCATATGACAATCTTACTGCAGCCTATATGCAAGGCCAAGTTAGAGTTGAAAGATATGTAGATTTTGATCAGATGGAATACACCCCTGAGATTGCATCGGCATTAGATATATACGCGGATGAAATGACAACTCATTCGTCTTTGACACCGATGTTAAAAGTAGATTGTGATAATCAGGAAATAAAAGCTATTTTAGAATCATTGTATGAAAGTGTTTTAAATGTTCAACATAATTTATTTTCGTGGTGTAGAACAATGTGTAAATACGGAGATTTTTTTCTTTATTTAGATATTGATGATAGTTTGGGAATTACATCTGCGATTGGTCTCCCAGCAACAGAAATAGAAAGGCTAGAAGGAGAAGACAAAAAAAACCCTAATTACGTACAGTTTCAGTGGAACTCAGCAGGTCTTACGTTTGAGAACTGGCAAGTAGGTCACTTTAGGATTTTGGGTCAAGATAAATTCAATCCTTATGGTACATCTGTTCTAGATCCAGCAAGAAGAATATGGCGTCAGTTAACCCTACTTGAAGACGCGATGATGGCATATAGAATTGTAAGATCACCAGAAAGAAGAGCATTCTACATTGATGTTGGAAATATTCCTCCGCAAGATGTGGAGCAATATATGCAAAAGGTGATGACAACTATGAAGAGAAATCAAGTAGTTGATGCTCAAACTGGCAGAGTTGACTTGAGATATAACCCGCTATCAATTGAAGAAGATTATTTCATACCGGTGCGTGGCCAAAGCGCAACTAAAATTGAACCAGTAGCTGGGGGTAAATATACCGGAGACATTGATGATGTTAAATATCTTAGAGATAAATTGTTCTCTGCCTTAAAGGTTCCAGCAGCATATATTTCTTCTGATTCTGACAAAGCATCGGAAGATAAAACTACCTTAGCTCAAAAAGATATTCGCTTTGCAAGAACTATTCAAAGGCTTCAAAGATCTGTTATTACTGAACTAGAAAAAATTGGAATTATTCACCTTTACACACTGGGATATAGAGATGAAGATTTAGTTTCATTCACTTGTCACCTGAACAATCCCTCCAAGATTGCGGAAATGCAGGAACTCGAACACTGGAAAACTAGATTTGAAATTGTCGGTGGTGCTACTGAAGGATTCTTTTCAAAGCAGTGGCTTGCGAAAAAACTATTTGGATTGTCAGATGAAGAATTTGTTCAGTGTAGAAGACAATTGTTTTACGACAAGAAATTTGATGCTATGTTAGAGACTGCCGGCGAAGCAGCACAAGCTGAAATGACTGCTGGGTTAGATGCTGGCCCAGATACACTTGATACAGGCACCACTCCAGGCGGCGATCTTGGAGAGCCAGGTGGCACCGGTGCAGTAGGCGCAGAACCTGATTTGGCCGCGGCAGGAGCTGACGCTGGCGCTCCCGGAGAGCCCGGAACAGGCACTCCGCCCGCTACACCTGATACAGGAGCCGGAGGCACACCCGCTGATGGTGGTCTCTTAACAGCACCACCGGGAAACAAAAGAGATGAAATATCAAAAATAACTTATAAAGATGGAAGCACTTCAACGCCTAAATCACATGGCAAGTATAAGCCAGTAGGTAACAAAGACGGGCGCAAATCTCGAGGCCCTAGGCTAAAAAATATGAAAAGAGCAGCATCTCCAGAATTTGGTACAATGAGGAGTTTGTTTGCTGGTTCTGGTGAACTATCACAATTAGTAAGAGGTACAAGTACTTATGCTACTGAAAATACTATTTATAAAGTAGAGGAAAAAAAGATCTTAAAAAATCAAAAAGAATTAGATTCTTTATTTGAAAGCTTGAAAGCAAGGAATAAAAAAGATGAGACTAAAACATAATAAGAAAAGAAACACTGCATTTGTTTATGAGGCATTAGTTAGGGAACTAACTGAGTCAGTTGTCAAGAATAATAAAAACAAGCAAAACAAAATAGTTTCAATCTTAAAAGATCACTTTAAAAAAGGATCTATGTTGAATGAGGAATTAAATCTTTACAAATCAATATATGAAACAAGAGAAATAGAAAAAAATATAGCAGAAAAAATAGTTGTAGAAGTAAAACAAAAGCACGATAGCATTAGCAAAAAACATTTATTTCAAGAGCAATCTGCTCTTATAAATAAGATAAATAGAATACTTTCTAATAAGGTCTATAATAATTTTGTTCCAAATTACAAAACAATAGCATCTGTTTATTCTATTTTTCAAGATGCCCTTCCTGTTAAGGATAGAGTCTTATTAGAAGAAAATATAGTAGAACAAATGTCTTCATCTGTTGAGCAGAAGCAAGAAATTCAACAGCCAATAGATTCTATTGTCTACGGTACATTTGTAAATAAATTTAATGAAGAATATTCAGAAATTCTTAGTGAAAATCAAAAGCAACTTTTATGTCATTATATATCGTCTTTTGCAGATGAAGGTCTAGAGATGAAGCTTTATCTAAACGAAGAAATAGGAAGATTAAAAAATAAACTTACTGAATCTATAAAAGGACAGTCATTGGGAGATGTTATGAAAGAAAAAGTAACAAAAGTATATAGTATTCTCGATAATACTAAAACTTCTGAAATCTCTACTGATACGATAGAAATCGTGTTAAAAACACAAGATTTAGTGGAAGAACTAGATAATGACGATTAAGGCAAGTATAAAATTAGATCCTAGAATTAAACTAAAGGCTAGAAGAAGTTTAAGTGGTGACATAATGATATTAGATCATGAAGATATAGATATAGTCTTGATGAACGAAAAGAAGAAATGTGTCGCCTTTCAAAAAGAATCTTCAATCGAAAAAACATATGATGCTCAAAATCGCATGTTTGAGTTTTTGGCAAAAAAAGGGCTGATAAATAGGGAAACTGTTCAGGGTGGTAACGTATTTGGCTCAATAGAAGCAAATTTTCAAGAGTCAAAAATTCCCGGCGTTGATACTATTCAAGCTTTACTGTTTGGCATAAACGAATATATAACAGGTGAAAAGCCATTCTTTAAACAATCAATACAATATGATGATGAAAGATTGGATGCCATGCTTCGCCCGTCACCAGAAGACTCCACTGAACTGGGTGATGTACCACAATCTGATAGAAAAGGTAGCATGCATAAACAAGTTGGTCCATATGGGTTTGAATACAACTACTCTCTCTTGCGAGAGGATGAAAGTGAGGATTAATGACATTTATCTGGTTTTGTCTTATTTCATATGGCCTAACACAAATAATCGTATACGGAAAAATATTCGACCCAATTCGTCCAACAAAAGGAAAGTTAGGGCAATTGCTTGAGTGTCCAATGTGTACTGGCTTTTGGGTGGGTGTATTTTTATGGTTCGTAAACGATTACACACAACTATTTACTTTTGATAAATCTATGATCACAGGTATGCTACTTGGTTTTGCAGGTTCTGCCGCAGCCTATATTGGTAATATGATATTTGGCGACTATGGATTTAGAATAGAACAGAAAATTGTAAGTGATAGGAGTAAAAATGAATAAGTTAGTGAGCAAAAAAAGAATATTGAGACCTGTTCGTCGCTGCAAAGCTGGCTGCTGACTGATGCGGGTGATCCCCGCAATGAGGAAAGTTATGAAACTTATAAGAGAATATTATGAATTATGCGATGGAGGCATATGCCAAGACCTTTTAACAGAGGCTGAAAAAAGAGAGGTATCAGAAGGAGCTATTTATCTTTCTGGCGTTGTACAAAAATGTAACACTGAAAATGCTAATGGTAGAATATACGAGAAAAAAACTTTGTTTAGAGAGGTTGAAAAATATAAAAAGCTTGTATCAGAAAGGAGAGCATTGGGGGAGCTAGATCATCCAGATAATTCTGTTATATCTTTAGATCGTGTCTCCCATATGGTAACAGCGATCTGGTGTGAGGGCGATGAAGTCCGTGCAAAAATAAAAGTTTTGCAAGAGCTTCCGTGCGGTAAAATTTTAGCAGGTCTTATAAACGAGGGTGTTAAATGCGGAATATCATCTAGAGGTACAGGATCTGTGAGAGAGCAAAACGGAATCACAATGGTCGAAGATGACTTCCAACTTATTTGTTTTGATATGGTCTCAGACCCTTCTACTCCTGGCGCTTTTATGTTAAAAGAGGCAAAACAAATAGCGCAAAACGCAACTAAAATAAATTCAGCCACAAATATGGTCGATAATATTATCAATAAGTTTGGAGTGAAATGAAAAAGTCAGAATTAAAAAGTATCGTAAAAGAATGTATAAAAGAAATTTTATTTGACGAGGGAGTGTTATCAAATCTGGTAGCTGAAGTTGCGGTTGGTATAACTAGGGCCCAAGGTATGGTTTTAGAAAACCAACACACTGAGCAAGCCATAGCTAATAAAGAATCTGATCTTGTCAGAGAACATCAAAGAAAACAAAAATTAATGGAAACAAAGAAGAAAATGTTAGATGCAATATCCGATTCTAAAATGCAGAATGTTTTTGAAGGAACAACGCCGTTAAGAGAGGCAGGTACACCTAATCAGGCATCACCTCATTCACCATTAGCGAACAGAGATCCTTCGGATTCAGGTGTAGATATATCTGGTCTTTTTAATATGGCCGGACACAAATGGAATACTCTAAAGTGAAGGAGATACAATGAGTAGAGGTAAACCATGTCACGTTGAAATAGTGATACATGATCAGAATCAAGTAGAGAGGATGATCAAAAAATTTACAAGAAAATGTAAAAAGCAAGGTCTTTTTGATGAATTAAAAAACAGGAGATATTTTAAAAAGAAATCTCTTAAAATGAAAGAAAAAAGGGAAAATAAAAAGAGGTTGTCCCAAAAATCAACCCAAAAATATAAAGATAAGTTTAATAAATTAGATTAGGAGAATAAAAAAATGGCAGGATTTAATAACACGCCCCCACCATCAGAGTTTCACAGATACAGTAGCTGGGGCCGAACGCGCAGACCAAAGAACATTGCTGGGCCAGACGGGACAAAAGTGGTCTCTGTAGCTAATCTCACAGCATGTAAAAACATTACAGATTTGATTGCTGATATTAATAAAGCAAAACCGTCAAGTGGAGTGTACAGCACGCAAAATCAGCGATTTTTGCATGTAACAACCACCAACGGTGGCCAAGTAGATGAAATTTACGTTTATCATTATGCTTCAGCGGTTTGGTCACAACTAGTTTATTCCGGACACGATCAAAATAATGCCAGCATTACTGTTCCTGGTAATACTTGTAAGGTAATTGAAATCGCTGGTGCTGATTTGGTTGCGTTCAAACTATCAGACAGTACTGATGTATACGCTGCTTGTTCCACCTTCTAAAGCCTCAAAAATTTTTCCTTCCCTTTACAGGCTCTTAGCACTATTTACTTAGAGGCAAACCCTTTTGTCTGTATACGTACATTTTGTTAGGAGTTAAAAAACAATGTCAGATTTACTCGAAAAAGCCATTATTGATGCAAAGGCTTTGAAAGAAGCAGCACTCAAAAATGCAGAGCAGCTTGTTATCGAAAAGTATTCTCAAGAAATAAAACAAGCTATGACTAGAATCCTCGAAGAAGAAGATGAAAATTTAACAGAAGCCCCAGAAGATGACCCAATGGCTGACCTGTTTGGTGATGATGCACAAACACCGACACCAGGCCCCGAAGATCCAAACGCAGAAAATCCAGCTACAGACAATAAAATAGATTCCGAAGATATAAGAGCAGAAATTCCAGACTCATTCAGAACAGATGAAGAAGAACTTATAAGTATACAACTTGATTCTTTAGAAGATGATTTTGATTTTGATGACACCGGCGCTTTCGCAAGCGGAGATGAACTAGGCGATGACGATATTGGAATAGATTTAACTGATGATGAAGTAAGTTCAGATGTAGAAGCAACGCCAGACATAGATACAACCCCAGACACTGAAGCAGGTTTAGGAATAGACGTTGCAGGAATTGAGCCAGCAGCTTTGGAAGAAATGATAAAAGATGCAATTGAGGGTGCTATTGGAGAACAATTAGAACAAGAAGAAATAGAATCAGACGAACTTGCTGAAAGAGTTAGAGTAGAAGGCATGCCACAAAAATCCGGCTGGGCTGGTACTCCAGAATCTATTATGCAAGAATATGAAGCGTTACTATTAGCCACAGAGCAGGACACCGAAGTTAAGGAACAGAATGCCGAACTTCGAAAAATAGTATCAAATTTACAAAAAGAAAATAAAAAGTTAACATCCGCTGCTAGAAAATTAGTAGAACGGAACAAGAAATATGAATCAGCATTTGATACTTTGCAAGAAAAGTTAGAAACCATGAATGTTTCCAACGCAAAGTTGCTGTACATAAACCAGGCTCTAGAAAATGCCTCCTTGAATGAGCGACAAAAGAGAAAAATTGTCGAAGCCATTTCAAAAGCCGAAACTGTACAAGAAGCAAAGATAGTTTTTAATACGATTACTGAAACTGTCTCCACTACTTTGGACGCAAAGAAGGAGATGACGTTAAATGAAATGGTATCTAGAAAATCTTCACTACTTGTCGCGGCTCGTAAAGAGCAACCCACAAAGGATGCCAATCCTATGTATACAAGATTACAGAAATTGGCAGGAATAAAGACAACATAATTCTAAAATTTATAGAAAAGGAGGTGAATTTATAATGTCTATTTTACAAAAATTAACAGAAGGCGTTCAGAACCGTAATATGGAAGCTGAAGGAAACGCTCTTCTTCAAAAGTGGGAAGCAACTGGATTGCTTGAAGGTCTTAATGAAGGCCACAACAAGCAGGGAATGGCAGTTCTTCTCGAAAACCAGGCAAAAGAACTTCTTCGCGAAGCATCCGCAATGGGTAGCGGCGATGTTGAAGGTTTTGCGTCTGTAGCATTCCCAATCGTTCGCCGTGTTTTCGGCGGCTTGATTGCAAATGATCTTGTATCGGTACAGCCAATGAGCTTACCATCAGGACTTATTTTCTTTCTTGACTTTCTTAAGAGCCCAGACGTCCGTCCTAACCAGCCTGGTTCCGACCAGTCTGTATATGGCGGAAACGTCATCGGTAGCCAAATAACCGGTGGTGTCGATCTCGGTAGCGAGACAAAAGTTGAACCAGGTCAGTTCTATGATCTTGATACTGGCTTTTCTCACGCCACAGGTTCAGCTGTTGCTGCAAAAGACGCCAACAGCTACTCTGGAGGTCTTCAAGTAGATACAGTTCAAGTACAAAACAAGCTTGTTTCTGAACTTACAGAAGCAGAAAAGAAGCTAATTCGTTTTGATGCGGACTTGCTTGAAAACAATTCTGCAGATAAGATTGTAATCCTTGACTGTGATATTACAAAGCTTGATAACTTTAACAGAGATGCCGCAACTGCAGTTCATGCAGGTTCTGGTACGTCTATTAAGTTTGTTGATGACTCGGTTGGCGATAACGTTATCACCGACGCCGGCGCAAATGTACGTCAAGTTCGAAGGCTTACTCAAGTTGTTGATAATGCAACGTTACGTATTGTACTCGTTGATCTCAGCGGTGCAGACATTGGACCAAGCGCCGGACAAACATGGGCCGCAGACGATGCCGTTGGTATCTTGGCATATCCATTTACCGATGATCGTGAAGCTGTAACGAACGGTCTTGGTGCAATCAACCTTGATACTACCGCAACAGGCTTTGGCATACCGCTTGAAAAGGCGCAAGACATGGCTGAAATCGATATTAAGGTCGATTCAATCGCCGTGACCGCACAGACCAAGAAGTTGAAGGCTAAGTGGACTCCTGAGTTGGGACAAGACCTTAATGCTTATCACAATTTGGATGCTGAGGTTGAGCTTACAGGTATTCTTTCAGAGCAAATCGCTCTAGAAATTGATCGTGAGCTTCTTGGTGATCTTGTTCAGGGTGCAAAGGCTGGTACACGTTACTGGAGCCGCGCCCCGGGTCTTTTCGTTGACTCACAAGGTAGAGAACTTGGTGCTTCTTCGGCAGCTCCTGACTTCACCGGTACAGTTAGCGAGTGGTATGAGACTCTCATTGAAACAATCAATGACGTAAGCGCTCAGATCCACAGAAAGACACTTCGTGGCGGTGCAAACTTTGTTGTTTGCTCTCCAGAGATTGCTAACATCCTTGAGTTCACAAGTGGTTTCCGCGCAAGCGTTACTGCTGATCAGGACCGAGGCACCATCGGCGCTATCCGCGCTGGTAGCTTGAGTAAGAAGTTTGACGTTTACGTTGATCCTTACTTCTTGCGTAACGTTATCCTCGTAGGTCGTAAGGGTAGCTCGTTCCTTGAGAGCGGCTTTGTATATGCTCCTTATGTACCATTGCAGGTAACACCTACCATTTTCGGTACGGAAGACTTCGTACCACGTAAGGGCGTTATGACCCGTTACGCTAAGAAGATGGTACGACCTGATATGTACGGTCTTGTTATTTGTCGTGGTCTCCTCGGTGAGGAAGGCTCTAAGTAATAAAACTTAGCAACAGCCAAAAGATTAAGCCTCATCATTAATTTGGTGGGGCTTTTCTTTTTTCTGAAAGCTATTTATTATAACTTGGAATAACCTCCTGGGTCGTAAAGCCACTGGCCCTTGAAGAGATACAACAGAGGTGGCTGGTTGTGTTTCGTGGAAGTTCGAGGTTAACGTTAACCACATAATAAGGAGGAAATAAATTATGGGTAGTAGAAGATTAGGTAGAAGGAGATTATTCTCTTTAGATAAAGCAGGTCAGGAAGTAGACCTCGGTGCCGGAGAAGGAATTAAAGACGCTATTGTGTCAACAACACAAAAAAGAGAAGGTCATCAAATAATCACAGAAATTGCATTAGACCTTGGTACGTCGAAGGCTGAAATAAAAACCTCAGGTACCGGAGGCAACGGCGCGAGGAAGCCTTTCGGTGTTGCTGACAAGGAGGCTAGTATAGGACAGTTAACAGTAGCAAAGGTTGGGGTAGTCAATGAAGTGAGAGTTCAGGTCTTAGAAGCCATAGTCGGTGGTACCACCACATTTGATCTTGAGAGCGCCAACGATGGAGTTGGTAAATCAGGCGCTGTCGGGGCCCTAGGTACGGGCAACACTGCTCAACTCGACGCTATAACAAACACTGTCGGTGTAGACATATCAAAATTGTTTGACGCTAACGAGCTAGCAGATAAATTTCTTTATGTTTGCCAGGGTGAAGACGACAACGCTGCAGCACTCACAGCTGGAAAGCTTCTTATTACGATCTATGGGGCTGCGGTCCCAGCGGATCTGTAAGGAGGAGTGAATCATGTCTAGAGCAAGAAGAGCGAAAGCGAGAAAATCTACCTCTAAAAAGGCACCACCAAAAAAGGTGAAGAAGGCCGAAAAGCCAAAGGCTGAAGAGGTCAAAGAAGAGTAAAACCTTCACGCCCCCCTGCAAAGGGGGGCTTTTTATTTCACGAAAGGAAAAACAATGGGAAAGAAAAAGAAAGCAATCTTAAAAAATAAGAGAATTGGAAATTTAGGCAAGTATGCAGCAAAGTTTTCAGCATTAATAAAAACAACCACAGAAATTATAGAAGATAAAGTAGAAGAAGTTTTAGACAAGGTGGAAGAAACTTTGGACAAGACTCAAGAAATTATAGATTCTGCAAAGGAAGAGCCAAAGGTTGAGAAACCAAAGACCACAACGAAAAAGAAAACTACCCCTACAACACGTAGAAAGCGAACCACTAAAACTAAAACAGACACCTAGGTGAAATGCTATCTTGAACAACTAGTTATAATGAATAGCTATAACTTGTGAGGGTCTATGCATGTCAGCACCAATTTTAACACCGGCAAGTACTTTGTCTGCGATTGTCTTACCTATAACAGGCACGTTATCAAATGTAAATGATACATTGCCATATAAAATTTATTCAGATACATCTTCGCCTTTGTTTTCATCAGCTTTTGTGAGTGGTGCTGTTGACCAAGTTTCATATGTATTTAAGAAACTTGGAGGCGATATATTAGATGTTGAGCTAACAGAAGGTAATGTTTATACTGCATATGAAGAATCGGTATTAGAATACTCTTACCTTGTAAATGTCCACCAAGCATCTAATATTTTATCTGATGCACTAGGAAATACTACAGGGTCTTTTGATTCAAAGGGTAACATTCAAGCTGGATCTTTATCTTCATCTTTAGGTGGTGAACATGTAGCTTTAAAATATCCAAAATTTGATTATAGTATGACAAGGAGAATTTCAGATGGTATTGGTTCTGAAGTTGGTTTAAATGGTTCTGTTCAGTTTTCTGCTTCGTTTGATATTGTTAGAAATCAGCAAGATTATGATTTGCAAGAAATTGTATCTACATCCACAGCATATTCCGGATCGGTCGCCGGGAAAAAGATTTTAATAAAAAAGGTTTTTTATAAAACGCCTCACGCGATGTGGAGGTTCTATGGCTACTATGGAGGCTTAAATGTGGTTGGGAATCTACACAACTATGGTCAATTTTCAGATGATTCTACATTTCAACTTGTTCCTACATGGCAAAACAAGCAACAAGCTTTGGCTTTTGAAGATGCAATATATACAAGGATGTCTCACTTTTCTTATGAGTTAAGGAACAATAAATTAAGATTATTTCCAATACCATTGCATGGCACACCAGAATCAATGTGGGTTGAATTTTCGATACCGACTGATATTTGGGATAATACTGAAACAGAAACTGATGGTATTAATAACATGAATACTTTGCCACTGGGTAATTTGCCTTTTGAAAATATAAACGCAATAGGAAAGCAATGGATTCGTAGGTTTGCATTATCACTTTGTAAAGAAATGCTAGGACAGGTAAGGTCTAAATTTGGAAACATACCAATACCAGGAGATCAAGTAACTCTTAATGGAACTGCCCTTTTATCAGAAGCAAAAGCAGAACAAGATAAGCTAAGAGAGGAGCTTAAAACCACCTTAGCAGAATTAACTTACGCTAAACTAGCGGAAAAAGATGCAACAATGTTAGATAATACAGAAAAGGTATTAGATAAAGTGCCAAATTATATTTTCGTGGGGTAGTGTGAATGTCAGATGATAATAAATGGGAACAACCAGCACAGCCACCTCCACCTCTTTTTACTGGAAAAAAAGAGAAAGACTTTGTTAAACAAGTAAATGACGAAGTTATAGAGAGAGTTGTCGGTCAGACTATAGCTTACTATCCAGTTAGTTTGGAACATACTAATTTTCATCCGATATACGGCGAGGCAATAGAAAAAAGTTTTTTAAATCCGATTAGAGTTTATGCAATGGTTAAGTATGAATCGCAAAATACTACAACAACGCCATTAGGCGTAGATAGAGTGGAAAAAATAAGTGTTTTCTTTCATAAAAGAAGGCTATCAGAAGATCAAGATCTTTTTGTTAGAGAGGGAGATTTTGTTCAATATGGAGAACACTTTTATGAAATTCTTAGTTTGGTAGAACCAAAATGGCTTTTCGGTCAAGTAGAGTCAAGGTTTGAAATTGCTGCATCATGTATTAGGGCTAGAGAGGGCTTATTTAATGTCTAAAAAAATAACAGATCAAGAATCATCACTAAGAAAAGTACATTTTGAGCCGTCGACGTTGGAAACTATAGATAAATCCATGCTTAATTATATAGAAGGTTTAGATCTCTTTACTAACACTAATACTGGATGGCGGAAGGTGCCGATAATTTGGGGCTCTGCAGAGAGATCATATCAAGCAAAAAAACACAGTGAAGTTAGAGATACTCAAGGTATGTTAATTTTACCTATCATAACAATAAGAAGAATGTCAGTTGAAAAAGATATGGCGAGTAAAGGTGTTTTTCATGGAACAATTCCAGATTTCAAAGATCAGCAGGGAGGTACATTAGCTGTCTCCAGAGTTATATACCAAGAAAAAACCTCAAAATTTGCAGATGCGGATGCTCTTAGATTACATAACCAATCTAATTACCCTAGACCTAACGCAAAGATTGTATATAGAACAGTGTCTGTACCAATGCCAGTTAATGTTACGGTTATGTATGAGATAACTGTTAGGACAGAATATCAGCAACAGCTAAATCAACTAGTTCTTCCTTTTATAACTAACCCTGGAACGATAAACTACATTAGATTGTTTGAAGGTGATCATCGATTTGAAGGTTTTATCCAGGGCAATTTTTCATCAAATGATAATTTATCAGATTTTTCATCCGACGAAAGAAAATTTGAATTAAAAATTCCCATAAAAGTGATAGGATATCTTGTAGGCCAAAGTGATAATAGAGACAAGCCTCATTATGCTATTAGAGAAAATGCTGTGGAAGTAAAAATACCAAGAGAAAGAATCTCTTTGAACGAAATACCAGAACATGAGTATGGAGCTTATTACGGACTCTCAGGTGTACCTGGTAACATTATTCATCCTGGTTTTCCAACCCCTTTTATTTTATCTAACGTTCCAGCGGTCGGCGCTGGTTCAAGCACGGGAGGCGGAGGCGGTGGAGGCTCTTCTACCTCTGGCAATATCATTACAACAGAAAACTTTAGCGAAACTTTATCTAATAATATGGTAATCCGTGAAGTTTTGAAGTTAGACGGTGCTGCCCCACCAGACCCTAGGCAATACACTGTTACTGCAGCGACTGTAAGAGCAAACACTGAGTCCGTATATGTAAACGGCATGATTCAAGCAGTTGGTGCATCTAACGATTATACTATAAGTGGGAATATTATAACTTTTACATATGATATAATAGATAAAGATTCTATTTATGTAACCTACATAAAAGGTTAGTGACAAAAAAGAAAGGAAAAAACAATGTCATCAGAAAATACAACAGAAGAATTACTAAATGAAAATAATGAAGAGAGTCAAGAAACATTTGACCCTTCTGAAATAGTAGAGGTTCCTTGGGAACAGGTAGAAAAGCTTTACAACCAAAGAAATGCTGTAATACAATTTGAAAAAGATGTTTCAGACTTTATATTACAGTCAGAAAAGCAAAAAAATAGATTATTAAGTCAATTATCAGAAGCAGAAAGAGGCTTATATTCCACAGCAACAGAGCTTCAACAGGAAATGAGTTTAAGTTCAGATCTTACTTATGAATTAAAAATGCCAGCTTCTCCTGGAGAAAAGGCATACTTTATAAGAAAAGACTCGTAAATCTCAATACTTTTGAACTAGTTATGGTATCTATATATATAATATTTATTAGGGTGAGATGATATGGAGAACCAAAAAAATTTAAATACTTACGCTACTAGTGACATCGGCATCGCAGCTTACTTACAACTTAAAAAATTTAAATTATTACAATGCAAGCGTTTAGTATCGGGTAAATTTTATTTTTGTTTTGAAGACGAAAATATAGAGTGTCCCACAATAGCATTGGAATATTTAGATTCAGACTTTTGTCGGTTTGACAATAATGTTCGAAACCTTAAAAAAATATTATTTTCATAATTTTATATTCTATTTAAAGAAGACAGTTTTTTTCTTTTATTAAAATCCCCTATTTTATAATATTACATTACCTTTATTCCATTCAAATTTGTTTATTAATATAATATTGAATATTGAACATATTTAGGAGGTAATAAAATATGGCTAATTCAAAACTAAGAAATTTTCAGCTCGAAAAGTTGACCGATTTTAACAAAGTTGATTCAGCAGCTGTCAACTTGACGGGCTCTTCTGCACACAGTTCTGCAATCGCTGACGAAGATGTGTTACTAATCCAAGCAAACGCCGGTGGCGGTGCAAAAAAAGTAACGGCAGCGATACTTCAGAATTATTTTTCAAAAGTAGATATCTCTGAAAGTCAAGACGACGCAGATCAGAGAATCATTTTCGCAAACGCAGGATCAGGAGATTTAAACTCTGATGCTTCTGCAGGTTCTGTCCTTGAGTTCGCTCATGGTGATGAACCATTTACCTTTAACGCGTCTTCGGGCTTGTTGAAGGTACCAGCTCTTCAAAATAGAAGTGGCTCTTTTACAGTTTCTTCAGCAGGTGCTCTAGTTGCATCAACAGCAAGAGTTTCTGACCTTTCAAGCGGCCGCGTTGTACTCGCTGGCAGCTCCGGTGAAATTGAAGATAGTGCAAATCTTTTGTTCGATGGGACAGTGTTAACACTTTCGGCATCATCTGGAACAGTCCTACGAAATAACGGATCTGAGTTTACTGTAACGGCTGCCGGTGCACTCGTAGCTGCAACCGCAAAAATTTCAGATCTTACTTCTGGTCGCGTAACATTTGCTGGTACTAGTGGTGAACTTGAAGATAGTTCTAATCTTACATTTGATGGTACAGATTTGACAGTAGCTAGTGCTAAGGTATCTGATTTAACGTCTGGTAGAATCGTACTAGCAGGCACATCTGGTGCTCTTGAAGATAGTAACAAACTAACATTTGATGGTTCAACATTAGTAGTGACTGGCGCTGTGGCAAACAGTGGAGGAACATTTTCAGTTACATCTGGCGGCGCTCTTGTAGCTGCTAGTGCCAAAGTATCTGATCTATCATCTGGCAGGGTTGTTCTTGCTGGTGGCTCTGGTGAGCTTGAGGATAGCAGTAACTTAACCTTTAATGGTTCGCAGTTAGCAGTAACTGGTATCATTTCGGGCTCTAGTCATCTTCACATCAATGGCGCAGCTGTGATTGCATCTTCTGCATCCGTTGGAGAAACATTAGGTGTCACTGGTATTGCTACCTTTAGTTCTGCTATAGATGCTAATAGCACTGCAGACATTGCTGACACCCTTACATTAAGCAAGGGTTCCGGAACAGCATTGAGCGTAAGCTCCGGCGGCGGTGCAGTATTTTTAGGCACTGTCTCTGGCTCTAGCACACTACAAATTGGTGGCCAGGGTACTTTTGGAGATGTACTTACAGCTAATGGCGCAGGTAACGGTCTTGTTGTGGCTAACAATGCGGACATTAACGGCGATCTTGATGCTGCCGGTACAGTACAACTTGGTACAAGCGGTGGTTCCGCCGACACAACTGTACGTGGTGATCTTGCAGTTGGTGAAAATCTTACTGTAACTGGTAATTTTACCGTTAATGGTACAAGCACTGTTGTTGATAGTACAATCACAACGTTGAAAGACCCATTGATTGTTTTAGGTTCTGGCAACACAAGCAATATAAGAGACTTAGGTCTTATTCTTGAGCAGTCTGGATCAAGCACAAATCTAGGTTTCTTCTATGATAGAGATCAGTCAGAGTTTGCAGCAAAGTCAGGCTTAAGTGAGGACGGCACAACTAATGGTGACATTAGTGGCGGTTCATATGCGGATCTTCATATTGGGGCACTTGATGCAGATTCAGCTTCAACAATCGCTTCTTTGAAAGTTGAAGACTTAACTTCTGGTCGAATTGTTCTCGCCGGTACCGGTGGTGAAATAGAAGACAGTAACAAGCTTACTTTTGATGGATCAACATTAATTGTAACTGGTGCCGTAGCTAATAGTGGCGGAACCTTCTCGGTTACGTCTGGCGGCGCACTTGTAGCTGCTAGCGCTAAGGTTTCTGATTTGACATCTGGTAGAGTGGTTCTTGCAGGTGGCTCTGGTGAACTTGAAGATAGTTCTAATCTTACTTTTAATGGTTCACAGTTGGCTGTAACTGGTATTATTTCTGGTTCTAGTCACCTTCATATTAATGGTGCAGCAGTAATTGCATCTTCTGCATCCATTGGTCAGACGCTAGCTGTTACAGGTATTTCTACATTTACCGGTGATATAGACGCTAATAGTGCTGCAGACATTGCTGGTACTCTTACATTAAGTAAGGGCTCAGGCACAGCATTAAGTGTAAGTGCTGGCGGTGCTTCGGCACTTCAGGCAACAACTGTGACAACACTTTCTGGTTCTTCAACACTTCAAATTGGTGGTGTTTCGACATTGGGAGGTGATGTAGATCTTACCGCAACCGGTGGAGCAACAGGTGATCCAGATCTTTCTGTTGCAGGTTATGCTAAATTTGCAGGATCGGTTGAGCTTGATGGTACCATTCAGCCTGACGGCGCTGGAGAGACCGGTATTGATGTATCTGCAGACGCTATATACTACAGAGATTCTGACGCGTCAATGAAGAGAGACACAGTGGCAAATATCGCAACTGCTCAGGCAGGCGCTGGTATTACAGCTACAAATGGTGTGTTTAGTATTGACCAGAGAGAAGAATTATTCTTATCTTCATCTGTTGCAGTAACAAGTGGAACTACAATTCAGATTTCAGTATCTGGCTCGAGTCACTTAAGTAACTCTTTGGATGTATTCCTTAACGGTATGCGTCTGGTACAGAGTGGATCTTCAGGTCCTGCAGCCACAACATTTGATTACACTTTCAGTGGTGCAACGGTTACGCTTTCAAATGGTGTATCGATGGACAATGATGACATAGTAGTAGTTAAGTACATCGTATCCTAATCTTAATAATCCTACCAACTTTCTCACCACAGCCCGGTTTTTCCGGGCTTTTCTTTTTCTTAATGCCATTGGAGTAAAGAAAAACTATTTATTAAGTAAAATAACATTTATTTGATTCTTTAAGGAGATATTAACATGGCAGCTAGAAAATATAAGTTTGTCTCACCCGGCGTTTTTCTAAGGGAGATAGATAACTCACAACTTCCTAAGATTGCACCTGCAGTCGGTCCGGTTATAATCGGTAGAACAAGAAAGGGCCCATCCTTTCGACCAACAACAGTTCAATCATTTGCAGATTTTGTAGAAGTATTTGGTAATCCGATTCCGGGCGGTCAAGGTAGCGACGTTTGGAGAGAGGGCAATGGATATTTGGCACCTTCATACGCAGGTTATGCTGCAAAAGCTTATTTAGCATCAGACATAGATTCTCCTGTCACCGTTGTAAGGTTACTAGGTGTAAAAGGCGATAACGCTCCGACCGACGCCGGCGCACCAGGATGGACTACGGTCAACGCACATGGTCTTTTTGTTTTTGCATCAGGCGCGCTAAATGGAACGAAACATAAGTTGGCGGCAATATTTTATTCAGAAACTGGTACAGATTTTCAACTTAAAGGTACCGGAATGCATAAATCTGCACTTACTTCGTCTGGGAGATTGATTAACGACACCAGCAACGGCGAATTCACATTGCACATATCCCACAGTGATGGTCGTACTTTGGATACTCTAGTAAATTTTACAGCTGGAAGCAAGAATTATATAAGAGATGTTTTAAACACAAATCCGGTGCAGACTAATTCAGATATTAGTTATGTTACAACCTCATCAATAGCAGATAAATATTGGTTGGGTGAAACTTTTGAAGATATTGTGCCTAGCGGTGATTTGGTGGGATACACAATACCTCTTCGATCTGAAACGTTTGATTTTGGAGATTTTACGCTTGAAGCAACTGCAGCCAGAACTGGATGGGTTATTTCTCAAGACACCGGAGTTAATACACAGTACATAGCAGACAAGCAAACTAAGCTTTTTAGAGTAATAGCTTTAGCTGAAGGTGAAGAGATGTCAAAAGATTTTGTTGTTGACATTGAAGATATTAGAGTTCCTCAGGATGGAGATGTTGATCCTTATGGGTCATTTACGGTGTCAGTTCGTAGAAGATACGGAAACAATCTAGAAGTAGTAGAGAGTTTTCCAGGATGCAATCTAAATCCAAATTCTTCTAATTACGTTGCTAGACAAGTTGGAAGCCAATTTGTAAAATGGAGTGCCACAGAAAAAAGAAATAAAGTCTATGGAGACTATCAAAATCAATCAAAGTATATAAGATTGGATATGGATTCATCAGTCGATGCAGGCTTAATTTCACCAAATTTAGTTCCGTTCGGTTTTCTTGGACCAATCATACCAAAAAGTGAAACCATTACTTTATCTGGTGGGTCTAAGGCTACAAATGGTGTGTTTTTAAAAACTCAAACTATTGCTAGTAATGGAGCAGCAGATGCAACAGCTTCATTTACAGTTGAATGGCCAGCACTAAAACAAACAATAAGTGGTTCAACGCGTGGAGTCGACTATTTCGGAGCAGCAGTTTACAAGGTCAGTAACAATACGTTGTCTAGTGAAATAGACCCAGGATATATTGACTACATTAGAACATTACCAGATAGTGCTCTTAGAACTGCTCAAAACACAGGTGAAGCAGACGGCAATACTAAACATGCGTTTGTTTTCTCTTTAGATGAAATTAGGATTTTAGGATCAAACTTAACTGATTCTACCAACGCTAATGTTACAGCGTCATTTTATTTGTCAGGTTCTCGGAAAGATGGACTCTCTTTTACGCATCTGCAGGCTGCAAGTAATGGTATTGATACCATGCTTGAATTAGGGTTTGATAAATTTAGAATGCCTTTAGTTGGGGGATTCGATGGTGTTGATGTTACAAAGCCGGATCCATTTGCAAATTCAATAACTAAAGATAAGACATCAGACACATCATATGCTGTTGCATCGATTGAAAGAGCCATAGACTTGATTAAGGATCCAGAAACACTAGAACATAATATTGCAGTTATGCCAGGTATCACCACCGAAGCATTAACAACTAAACTTGTGCAAACATGCGAAGCGCGCGCAGATTCATTGGCTATTATTGATCTACCAGATGTTTATCTGCCACCACATGAAAAAAAGTGCAAGGATTATTCACTAAGAATACCTAGTACTCCCGATCAAGTTGCGAAAAACTTAAAAAAGAGACAACTAAATTCATCTTATGGTGCAACTTATTATCCATGGGTAAAAATTAGAGATGATAGAAATGCATCAGATCTTTGGGTACCACCTTCTGTTGTTGCTTTGGGCGTAATGGCTTATACAGAACAACGAGATGAAGTTTGGTTTGCGCCCGCGGGATTCAATAGAGGCGGATTAAATGAAGGTAATGCTGGACTTCCGGTCTTACAAGTTTCAGAACAGCTTTTATCAAAACAAAGAGATACTTTGTATGAAGCCAACATTAACCCTATTGCATCTTTTGTAACCGAAGGTCTTGTAATATTTGGCCAAAAGACACTACAAAGCACTCAATCAGCACTCGATAGGATTAATGTAAGAAGGTTGTTAATATTTATTAAAAAGAGAGTTTCTAGAATAGCAAACTCATTACTTTTTGATCAGAATGTACCAGCTACTTGGAACAGATTTTTAGGTCAAGTAAACCCATTTTTGCAAAGTGTACAAACAAGACTCGGTTTGTCAGATTTTAAAGTTATACTAGATAATTCAACGACGACACCAGATCTTGTTGATAGAAATGTTTTGTACGCAAAGATATTTTTGAAGCCTGCGAGAGCTATTGAGTTTATTGCGGTGGATTTTGTTATAACAAATACAGGTGCTTCTTTTGACGATTAAGTTAAAAAAAGTATTTAAAAAGATATATACTTATAGGAGATAAATAAATAATGAGTTTTTGGAGTCAAAAGAGCTTAGAGCCAAAAAGACAATTTAGATGGTTACTTTACATCGCAGGTATGCCACAGTTTATAGTTAAGAATGTCAAAAAACCACAGTTCAGTGTGGCTGCGACACCTCATGACTTTATAAACTATAAATTTCATTTTCCAGGTAGAGTGGAGTGGCAAGATATTCAAGTTACAATAGTTGACCCGGTTCAGCCAGATTCCACAGCTAGCTTATTCAATATATTGACAGCAGCAGGTTATGTATTACCAGATAAGTATACATCACAGCCAAATGAACCTAGAACTATTTCTAAAGAAAAATTTGTCGATGCCCTTGGTGGACAAATACAGCTTGTTCAATTTGGTGCAAATACTGGTGCTCAAGAAGAGAATGTGTTAGAACGGTGGGTTTTAAATAATCCATTTTTAACAAGCGTTGATTTTGGAAACTTAGATTATTCATCTGATGACCTAGTTAATATTTCAATGACAATAAAATATGATTGGGCCAATCTAGAGCTTCCTGAAATAACTCCTGGAAAAGTATGGACTCTAAACCCAACAAGCGAAACAGTAGAATAAGAAAAGAGGTATAAATGTCAAGAAATTCTAGTCGAACAAAGGTTGCACCAAAACCGGAGCAACCTCAATTCAGACCACCAACCCCACAGAATCCATTTGGTATTGATCTTGTGGCTGCAACTGAAACTGTATCTTTGCCATCGCAAGGATTGTACTATACTTCAGAATCTACACTTTTTGAAAAAGATTCTGTTGAAATAAAACATATGACCGCCCGCGAAGAGGATATTTTAGCAAATCAAAAATTTATTGTAGATGGCAGTTTATTTGATCGCTTGTTAAAAAGTATTCTTGTAGACAAGTCAATAAATCCTAGTGATTTTACTGCGGGAGATAAAAATGCAGTTTTAATAGCTGCTAGAATAACTGGTTACGGTAACGACTACAAAACTCAAAGGGTATGTGAAAGCTGCGGCGCAAAAAATGAAGTATGCTTTGATTTAACAAAACAAAAAGTTATTCATGATCTACCGCAAGGTGTAACATTTGATGACTTTAGTAAAACGTTTGTTTTTGAAACACCAAAAACAAATTTGAAAGTAAACGTTAAAATTCTAACTGGTCAAGATGAAGAGTTTTTAAGAAAACAAAATGAAAAAGCCGAATCATTAGGTATTTCTAACAACTCTACAGTAAATTTATTTAGAAGAGCAGTTGTTAGCGTTAATGATATATCAGACCCTGCAGCTTTGAATCAACTCTTTGAAGCTTTGCCGGCAATAGATTCTAGAAAAATAAGAACTGTTATAAATAATATTACCCCGGTTGTTTCCACTAGACAGCCAATCGTTTGCGTTTCTTGCGGAGAAGAGACGGAAAGCGAGGTGCCCTTCTCGTTGGGCTTCTTTTGGCCTGACGTCTGAGTATACTAGGAACGTAACATACGAAGAAATAATATTTTTACAACACTATGGTAATTTTACATTTACAGAGGCATATAACCTTCCAATAGCACTAAGATCTTGGTTTGTAGAGAAGAACTTAGAAATACTAGAAGAAAGAAACAAGAAATAACTCAGTTTCGGAATATTTACTAAGATACCAGTTTATTTAATGGGAGAAATTTAATAATGGCAAACGGTGTTGGTATGATGGGTCCTAAAGACTTAATAGCCTTGATTAAGAAACTTGACCCAACTCAGCAGGGTGAAGTAAAACAGGCTCTAGGTATTACAGGCTTAACTGGAGGCGTCACGCTCGATCCTTTAGGGGGTATTACCAGGTCTTCAGATGAGCTTAATCAAAGATATCAGACTCAGCAAGAACTATTAAAACAAGTTGGTACAGCTGCAAAAGGTCTCAGAGGTGAGTTAAGTGAGCTTGAGGCATTTTCAAAAGACTTAACAAATACCACTGGTGCCGCGAACGAAGCAATTCGAGGCTTGGGTTCAAGTATGCAGTCTTTAACGTTTTTCACATCAGAAAACGTTATTGAATTTGGAAAACAAGCTATAGTCTTAAATAAATTAGGCGTTTCATATACTGACTTCGGCCAAATATTAGACACAGCGGCGATGGCTTTTGGCGCAAATGCTTCTGAGCTTACAAAATTAGGAAACCAATTGGGAACTTTGGTGTCAGCTTTTCCTGGTCAAGCATCTACAATTGCTAGAAATTTTCAAAAAGCTCAAAGTAGCTTAGCCTACAATTCAGGTAAGATTATGGATGTATTCAAAAAATTGCAAGCCACATCTTCAGCAACAGGAGTTAGTTTTGACAAGTTAACAAGTGCGTTTGGAGATTCTATGGATACTTTTCAAGGATCCTCTCAGAAAGCAGGTACTCTAAACGCAATCTTGGGTAAAAATGTGTTTAATTCTATTGATTTATTAGGAAAATCAGAAGAGGAAAGAGTGGAGACGGTAATATCCGGCTTGCGAAGAAATATGGGTGGTAGTGTTAATCAGTTAGGTAAATTTCAGCTTAAAGCAATAGCTCAAGGTTTGGGATTAGGAGTAGAAGACACTAGAAGATTACTTTCAGGAGAAACTACTGTTGATAAAGCTCTTGCTTCAAAAGAGACGTCAGATCCTAGAGTACGCGCACAACAACTTGCAACACAAGCTCTTAATCAAAATACTTCTAGCTTACAAGACCTTGAAGGAGTATTTAAAGAAACACTACCAGAGCTTCAACTCGCACTGCTTGGTGTAAATAAATCAATAAGAGAGGGTATTTTAAACGCAGCTACGGGCGTCCTGGGTCTAAACAGTACAGAAATTCAAACACAATCGGATATTTTCGATAGAGCTATGCAAGCACTTGGAACTATGACTGAAGCTGATTTTAGTCTCAAAGTTCTTCAAGATAGAATGAATATGACTGCTGCTGATCTTAGGGAATTAAAGAGGCCCCAGGGAGGCAGTATTACAGAAGTCGAAAAACTTGGGACAGGAGTTGCAAAAAAAGTTTTCGATGCAGTTAAAAATAAGGATCTTATGGCTTTGACCGACGCATTCGGCGTTGATGAAGATGATTCGCGCCGAATAAAACTACAAGAGGAAATTGCTAAAAGAAAAGAAGAGCTTCGCCAAAGACGGCGCGCCAGTAGTGAAGATATTGATTTAGGTAGTGGCACTGGCGGCGGGGGCGGCGGAAGCTCAAGTGGATTCGCAGATCGTTTTCTAAATTGGTTAGGCTCTAATACAGTAAAAATAAAATTAGAATCTGATGGATCCGGAATTGTTTTTAGATCAGATTTACAAGAAGCCATCAAAAAAGCAAAGAGAGGCTAAAAAATTAAAAGAGGATTAAACTTATGGTATCATTTATAGACATAGCAAAAGGAAGCGACCACTTAGTTAAATTTTTACATGTCGCGACAAATACAAGAGTCGAATTTCCAGCTTTTATCAACGACTATTCAGATACTTATGCAGTGAATTGGGGCACTGAAAACATTTTTGGTCGAATGGATCCAATAAAACCATACCAGGGCACAACAAGAAGTATAACATTGGGTTTCGACATTGTTGCACCTAGTTTGAGTCAAGCTAAAAAAAATATGTTTAATTATAGTAAACTTGTGCAGATGTTATATCCTGTTTATAGTACGCCACTAAACGGTGGAATGGAAGGCAGAGGTAGAGTTATACTAGCACCCCCTCTAATGAGGGTGCAATTTTTAAACCTAATAAAGAACAATTCGTCCACCAATCAGGAGCAGGGTTTACTGGGATGTATAAGTGGATTTTCATTTTCTCCTAATACAGAGGCTGGATATTATACTCAGGAGAACGAGTTGTTACCAAAAGTTTTTTCATTGTCGTTTGTTTTCGACCCTCAGCACGAAGAATCTTTGGGCTTTCAGGGTAATACCTTTATAACTCCTAACTTTCCTTACGGAAGATCCGAAACAGCGGACCCTTCTTCAAACTCAATAGGCTCTACAAATGCGGATGTAACACAGGCAAATCTTAACTCTACATTAAACTCAGGAGATTCATGATGTTAGATAGAAACGAAAAAAGAGAAATTGTTGTCAACAGTCATAAGATGTACAAAACACTCGCTAAAAATAGAGGAATACGTAATTTCAGACACTATACCAGGATGAAATTAAGCAATATAACTCCGTCTGATATATCAGAAATGACAATTATTGATCATATATATAAAACTGGTGATTCCTTAGCAAAAATCTCTTTTGAATACTACGGCGATACAAGATATTGGTGGGTTCTTGCAGCATTTAATAAAAAACCCATTGACAATTTGATAAACTTAGGAGAGGTTATACATGTTCCACTTCCACTAGAGGATATTATGTATTTTTTAACAAGAGATGAATAAAAAAGATATAAAGTTCAGTGAGCAAGGTTACTTGATTTACGAAAAATTTATTAAAAACAAAGGGATTAGAACACGATCTAAAGATTCCAAAAGTGATATAAATTTGGAAGCTTTAAAAGATAGTATTACTGTACATAAAGTTATAGGTCAATATACGCCTGTAGATTTTATTTCTAAAGTAACTAAAAAAAATAAATTAAACACTTATAAAAATCTGTTTGATTTGGAAACACATAAATTAACATCTTTAGTACCATACGTTAAGCTATTCAAAGTGGAAAATAACAAAAATATACCCTTTTATTTTCCTACTGCCGCAGAAAAAACCACAATTCAAAGTATTTTACAGCAAGGGTCTGGTATCAACGCATCAGCAATTCAATCTTTTGATATGAAGTTCACTGGACAAGATCCCTTTACTCTTGATAAGCAAATTGAGTGCTCTTTAGTGATATTTGTTGATACATTAGAAAATATATTTAAAGAGCCACCAGCCGGCTTTGCAACACTTGCAGACATTTTTACTATTTCCAGAACTAAGTATAAATCGCTAAAAGAAAGCATGTCAAAAGAGGTCTCTTCACAGCAGATAAATAGAGCATCTAGTCATGAAATATTAGCATCTGTTGGTTATCATGTAGATTCAAAATCAACTATTTTTAGTAGGAAAGAAAGACAAGCAGTAGAGAACACAGTAACGACCGTTAGGTTAACAATAACAAATCACAACATCAGTTTAAACCAAGATGGAACGGCTACAATAAGCATAGATTTCATAGGCAGGCTTAGTGGCCTGTTAAATGATTCTTTTTATAATGTTTTAGCAAACGAGGCCGATTTACTAGCTTTAAGCGATTTTCAAGACGAAAAGGAGGACATACTACTAGAGCCGGATGAGGCTATAAGAAAAGAAAAAAGAGAGGCACTAGATAAGAGAATTAGGCAATCCGTAAGAACAAGATTTAGAAAAGTTTTAGAATATCTTGAAGTGGGTGGAAAGGTCGCAGATATAGCATATGAAAACACTAGAATTCACAATTTATCATTATCAAATAGCGATATTAAAGAATATTTGGATTTTGTAACTACTGCAAAAAAATCTTCAGTAGCTACTCAATCTTCAAATCCTAAACCTGCCGCAGATAAAATAGATGAAAATTCAGACAGCCCTGATGATAAAGAGGCAGCAAGTAAAACTAAAAGTAAAATTGAGTCTAAAGCTTTTATAGCCAATACTAAATCTATAGACTACATTTTTCTAGGAGATTTTTTGGAGTCTCTTATTGTTATAACAAAGAATACTATCGAAGAGGCTATAAACGACGTTGAAAAGGACAGAAAATTAACAAATTCATTAAAAACAAGCAAAAAGCTAAAACCCCTAACAGAATCTTTAGAAAGTTTAAAAACAACAAAACTTTTATTAGGTAATTTTGTCTACCCCGTAGGTAAAGAAGAATCAATAACTGTAAATGCTGCAGATATACCATTATCACTAAGAGTTATTCAGGATTATGTATTCGAGAACATTGAACAACAACATAAAATTAGGCATACGCTTGGAAATTTATTTACAGATGTTGTTACTAAAATATTACCAAGGGCCCTCAAGCAGCACACTTATATTGATGCGCCTGAGATTGATGATGTAACATACAAATCTATTATATTGACAGGTGATAAAGTAAAGGATTTGGAGTTTGGTGTTGATGTAGATATAAAAAATCTGCCCGATTTTGTAAAGCAGAAAAGTAGAAAAAGATCAGCAGATGACGATATTGATTATCTTGTAATGTATGCAGAAATTTCTAAAAAAATGCCATCTGGCTTAGATGGCAATTTAAGAAAAGATGCATCAAATGGTATATATCATTTTAATTTGGGCAAAGATAGGGGTATGTTAAAGTCCATAAATTTTTCTCAAATAAACCAACAGTTTAGAAGAGAGGCTCTAATGATGGAGTCTGTTAGTTTATATGATGAGCTTAAGATGCCGTATAGTGCATCGATTACCATGTTTGGTAATGGATTGTTTCTACCCGGATCGGTCGTTTACATAAATCCTTCAAGTGTAGGTTTTGGAGACCCTAGAAACAAAAGGTCGGCCTCAGCCAGACTTGGTCTAGGTGGATATTATACAGTGATTTCAGTACAGACTACGTTTAATAGTGGACAATTAAATACGACCTTGCAAGCTGAGTATTTATCTTGGGCTGATGCAGATACTACTAGAATGTCAGAGACAATAGATTCACTCAGACTGCAGGCACTTGCAACTATTGATAGAGGAGAAAGATAGAGTGGCTATAGAATACGGTGGCGGTGCTACAAGCGGTACGCGGGATAATTTTCTTCAAAGAAAAAAATATAAAGAATCAGTTTCGATTCCTGGTGTTATGATGTTGGATACTTGGTATGAAAAGCCAAATTATGGTTTATTGACAAAAAATTATGAACCCACTATACTTAGTACTGATGAATTAACATTTGAAAGATTTAACAAAGGCGGCTCAAGTAATTTGTTACCATTTGGAATATACACTTCTCCAACTGCTAGGTGTGCTACATTTGTTGTTCAAGCGTTTAATGATTTTAGAAATGAATATATCGAAAGAGAGAATACTTCTTTATTATCTTATCCAAAATTTATAGAATCATTAATCCCAGCAAAAGGGTACGTGAATTTTGACTCTGCCTATCAGCTTTACATATCTACATTAATAGAAAAAGTACTGCCATCTTTGTTAGAAAAAGTTACAGGCATTGAAAACTTTGACTTTTATTTTGATGAAATTATTGAATCTAACATATCAAAATTTCCCATAACTAGAAGTGGGTTTCTCTTATCGAATAAGTGCCCTATAAATGTTTCAGGTTTGTGCGTTGAGTTGGCTAGTGTCTCATATTCAGATGACAAAAGCAAAGGGGAAATGATAGCATCAAAAGATTTCCAGTGTTACGCAGAATTAGCAAATGAATATGGGTTTTATGTAGACAAAAATACGCCATGGAGAATAATAGCCAATCTAGAGTCAGAAAAAATGAAAGAATATATATCATTTACTAGAGAAGATACAAGCACTGAAATTATATTAAATAAAACATTTAGAACAAAAACTCACTACGATGATATTTCCAGCTTTTATTTTTTTTACAATTCAATTCTATCAAGATTAAAAAAATTAAAACCTATTAATCTGGGAAGACCCATGTCAGAACTTAAAGCTATTGAAAAAACTTTAAAAATTAGGATGATAGAGGTTGGCTGCAATATGAATAATTATCAAGAAAATTTACAAACTGTTCTTGACTTACACAATACTTATAGTGTATACTATCCTAGTAACACATTAAAGCCAGCATCTGCAAAAATAGGTAAAATATGTTCCGAACAACTAAAAAATATATATGAAAAAAAAGAAAGTACTAGTAGTAATAACACCACAACACTAAAAAATTATTTATGATATTACAAACATTAGATATTGAAAATAACTGCACCGGCGTTTTCCATGATAATAAAATTATTTTAGATAACTATCAAGATATTTTACAAAATTACAATTTGGCATGGAGGCATACGCCAATGTTAAATGATGAAAAGTATAAATATTTATTTCTTCTACTAAAACAAGAAGAATTATCACATTTTTGTCATGATTCGGAACTGTTTAAAAAGTGTAAAATAAAGATGTTAGCACATCAGAAAGCAGCCACAGCAGCTAAAATTAATTTTCAAGAGTCTTGTTTTTTTGACTTGATACCAGAACATCAACTTTTAAAATGGTTTCAGATTCGTAAAGATGCTTTATTAAATTTATATAATACTAAGTCATTTGATGAAGATTATAATATACTGCATAAAATTCACGTACTCACAACAAATATATCTAGGCAAAACATTATTTTTAATAAAGCCATTGGGAGAGTTGTGTATAATATGTTCGGTTCAGCAACCGGAAGGTTGACAACAAACAAGGGATCTGTTCCTGTGCTAACATTAAAAAAGGAGCAAAGAAATTTACTTGAACCAAGCAATGATGCGTTTGTAGAACTCGACCTAAATGCAGCTGAGATTAGAATGCTTATGGCACTGTCTGGCAAAGAACAGCCTCAAGGAGATATTCACAATCATTTACAAAACAAGATTTTTGGTCAAAATCTTTCACGCTCGAGTTTTAAAGAAAAACTCTTCGCATGGTTATACAATCCCGTATCTAAAGATCTAGATTTTGACAGCTTCTTTTCTCGGAAAACATTTAAAAATTTTTATGATTTAAAGAATCATATATTAAAGACTCCTTTTGGTCGTAAGTTGCAAGTAGAAGAAAGAAAGGCTCAAAATTATTTACTTCAATCAACGACTTCAGATCAGGTTCTCGAAAACGCATATAAAATTCAAAAAATGCTTAAGCATAAGAAGTCTAAAATTGCATTTACACTTCACGATTCAATTATTCTTGACATGTCGTTAAAAGATGCTATAATGTTAAAAGATATAAAAAACCAGTTTGAGTATACTCGATGGGGTATGTTTCCAAGCACCTGCAAAATAGGCAAAACTTTTGGAACTTTGAAGGAAATTAAAATTTGAAAACAGTATTAGGAATAGGAACAGCAGGTTCCAACATAGTGAAACAATTTTCAAAGTATAAAATGTATAAAATTTATACTGTTTGCGCCGAAAATACTAAAACAACAAAATACAATTTCAAAATACCAGAACTTGACGGTCCAGAAGAGTACGAAATTATGGATACGAAAAAATTAGAAAAATGGCTTTCTACAATCGATAGAAATTGCACTGTTTTTTTGTGCGGAGCTTCAAATTCTTCAGGTCTAACTTTGAAAGCATTGCACTCTCTCTACAAAAAAGGTGTTAAATTAGATATTGTATACTTTATGCCAGAGATAGAAGTGTTATCAGAAGAAAAAACATTGAATGAAAGAGCAGTTAGAAATATATTACAAAATTATGCAAGAAGTGGCTTATTTGAAAAAATATGTCTTGTATCCAATCTTAATTTAGAGCATCTAGTTGGCTCAGCCAGTGTATATGATTATTACGAAAAAATAAATAATGTTTTTACAAGTACATATTATATGTTGGATGTGTTTAAAAATACAAAACCGATTACATCTACATTTAAGAGGCCGAAAGAATCATGCCGAATAACAACAATTGGAATATCTTCCTTAGATGAAGAAGATAAATTATTTTTTCCTTTTAAGCAAGAAGTCGATGTAGTATACTACTACGGTATTGAAGAAGAAAAATTAAAAACAGAGGAAAATTTGTTTAGAACAATTACAAACAGAGTAAAATCAAAAATCACAGAAGAAAAAAAAGTCTCATTTGGGATCTATCCAACACAATACGAAAACGATTATATCTATGCAGAGTACTTTTCTCCAAAAATACAAGAAATAATTGTTGACTCAGAATAAAAAATAAGATATTATATAAAGAGTTGGTCAGGATATTTGCTGACCTGCTATAGCCAAGAGTGTGCAAAAAAAACAACAAACCAATAGGAGGTATTAAAAATGGCACTTAATTTAGACGCAATGAAAGCGAAGTTAGATAAACTTAACGGAAAAGGTGACGGAGGAAAAAAGAACTTTTGGAGACCCGAGGACGGTGAAAGTAATATTCGTATTGTTTCCACGCCAGACGGCGATCCGTTCAAGGAAAAGTTTTTCCACTATGGAATCGGTGGACAATCCTTTTTGTGTCCCAAAAGAAATTTCGGAGATGATTGCCCAGCCTGCAACTTTGCAAATAAACTTTGGAACGAGGGCACTGAAGAAAGTAAAAGGCAAGCAAAAGAAATGTTTGCAAAGCAAAGATTCTTTTCTCCTGTTCTCGTTCGTGGAGAAGAGTCTGAAGGTATTAGAGTATGGGGTTATGGCAAAATGGCCTATGAAAAACTTCTTACAATTGTACTTGACCCTGACTATGGAGACATTACAGATCCGGAAACTGGAAATGATCTTAAATTAATGTACGGTAAGTTACCAGGTGCAAGTTTCCCGAGGACAGATATTAGACCTCGCCCAAGAAAAACTGTCCTTTGTGATGAGGCTGTTGGCGGCGATGATCGCTGCGCAGAATTACTTGAAACCATCCCAAATTTTGATGAGATTTTTGAGAGAAAAACAACAGAGGAAGTTCAGTCAATCATGGATCAACACCTAGCCGGTGATTCTGGGAGACCAGAGGTCGAAAAGTTTGGTACAAGTTCAGACAACACGTCTGATTCAGTAGAAGCCGCTTTTAATGATTTGTTGAATCAATAGGTAAATAACAATGGCAAAAATTTCAAAATTAAAAAAAGGTGCCCTAGATATAGCATCTATTAGGGGCATTATAAATAAAAAAGCAGGGAGAGAAGTAGCACACTCTCTACAAGACAATAACCCAACACAAGTTAATGAGTGGATTCCTACTGGTTCGAGATGGTTAGATTCAATTGTTTGCAAAGGTAAATTAGCCGGCATTCCAGTTGGTAAAATTTCAGAAATTGCAGGATTAGAAGCTACAGGTAAATCTTTTATGGCTGCTAAAGTTGCAGCTAACGCACAGGCAATGGGGGTAGACGTGGTTTATTTTGATTCCGAATCGGCTATTGACCCATCTTTTCTTGACCGCGCTGGTTGCGATCTTGAAAAATTAATGTATGTTCAGGCAGAGTCTGTAGAATTCGTGCTTGAAACAATTGAAGAATTATTATCAACTGGCAATAAATGGTTATTTATTTGGGATTCCCTAGCGTTAACCCCTTCAATCTCAGATATTGAAGGAGATTTTAACCCTCAATCTTCTATGGCAGTAAAACCTCGCATCTTAGCTAAAGGTTTGTCAAAATTAACTATACCAATTGCTGATGCTGATGCAACGCTCTTAGTTCTAAATCAGTTAAAAACTAATCTGGGTGCTCGAACTCCAGCGCAAGCCATGACAACACCATATGTAACTCCTGGTGGTAAAGCGCTTCCATATGCTTACTCTCTACGTATTTGGCTAACTGCAAGAAAAGCAAAAGCCAGCTTTATTTTAGACGATAATGGTTATCGAATTGGATCAGAAGTAAAAGTAAAGCTAGAAAAATCTAGATTTGGTACCGCAGGTAGAACTTGTAATTTTAAAATACTGTGGGGTGATGAGTCTGTTGGGGTGCAAGATGAAGAAAGTTGGTTTGACGCTATTCAAATTTCTGAAAGACTCAAACAATCTGGAGCTTGGTTTTCAATCGTTCACAAAGATGGCACTGAAACAAAATTTCAAAGAAAACAGTGGTTAGACAAACTATGTGATGATAAATTTAGAGATACTGTATTGACTATTATGGATGAAGATGTAATTATGAAATTCAGCAATAGAGAAGGAAATGCAGCAGATTTCTATGATGATGAGGAAAACAAAGAATAATTAAGAAATTGACCCATCTTTGATTGGAATAGCAATTTTTATAGGATACCCTTCATACCCAGATGCCTGCCTATATGGAGCAAGTCTTCTAACAGCACTGTAAACACTATCGTCCATTAGCTTGCCAAGATCATCTTTTAAAGACTTTAAATTATTTTTTCGGTTAGCGTCGTTAAAATCATAATGGTCTATAAAAACAAACATATTTCCAGCCCTTTGGACAGTTGCAGCACCCAAAAATCTAGAAAGTGAATTGAATATTTCAGGTTCAAATACTCCAGTTTTTTGACTGAGTGGTGTTTCTCCTCTTGCTTTCATTTTGGCAAGTTCTCTACGTGAATATTGTTTATAGTCTTTGCCTAACTGTTGTTTGGATAGATTTCTCCAAACTTGATAGGTGATTGTTCTTTTTCTTCGGGTTCTGTGAGCCCCTAAATATAGAGCAGTTTTTCTAAGTGCTTCAATCTCTTTTGATGAAAGAAAACTAGCCTGTAAAGTGCTTTCATTTCCAGCTAAAAATCTTGCAAATCCTCTCATATGAATTGGGCCTGGAGCTTTTATAAAATCCATAAGGCCATCAATAGCATCTTTAGCGCTACCAACTACTCCGGTCATTGCACCACCAAATTTACCAAGAACGTTTCCTATGGCATCTCCTGCTTTATCGAGAAATCCTTTTTTATCGTCAGAAGTTTCCTCATTCAATAATTTTTGTTCTCTTTCAAATTTTCTCCAGTTTTCCATGATTTTTTTCATTTTTGACATAGTAAGGTCCTTGTTTTAAAAACACCACCAAAGTAATGGCACAAAATAAATAGTATAAAAGTATCCAAAATCGAAACAATATTTATATACTTAGGTAAACTGGGAGTATAAAAATAGATTAAGGAGTTGTTGCATAACTAGCGTTATTTTTTTGATAGCCCGAGGATATTTGAAAATCTTTTTGCTGACTATCAAGCGCGGCTAATGAATTTGTAGTAGCATCACTTAATTTAAAGGTTATTTGAACTTTAAACCCTTTGTAACCAGTCGCGGTCTGTCTATATGGAGCCATTCTTCTTATCGCTTGGTACATATCATCACCTCCATGCATTGATGGAGTCAGTGCGTTCTTAATATCAAACCAAAGTTCATCAAAATTTTCTTTAGCTTTAGCATTATTGAAGTCATAAAAATCTGAAATTGTTACATTTCCCGATCTATCGACGGTATATCTGGCATTCCCTAAAAATCTTTGAAATGAATTAAAAACCTCGCTTGAAAAGATACTTTTTTTCTGTGGAATGTTCATAGTCTTCCTTTTCCGATCTTTTTTTCTTTTTAATCTGGAATATACTTTAAATCCCTCTGGGTCATTTCTTCTAGAAAGATTCATCCAATGTCCATATGATATTCTTTTTGAGCCACCTAATCTAAGTCTTGAATCAACTTTTTTTGCATTGAACGCCTTAAATTCTTTGCTTGTTAAGCCCTCTACAGAGCCCAGCATTATTACAGATCTTTCTAAGGCTTCAATTTCTCTTTTTGTAAGATTTTTTTCTGTAAAAACTGTTTCAGACCCCAGTAGAAATTTAGCAAAAGCCCTCATGTGTACTGGCATTTTAAAATCTAATGCTTTTTTTTCGATTTGTTTTAGAATTTTATCTTTTGTGCCAATGAGAGCAGCTTCAGAACTTTTGGCCAAAGTTGTTTCTGCTTCTCCGTACCCACCTAGTAATTTACCTAAAAAGTCGCCGGCTTTATCTAAAAAAGATTTTTCTTCCTTTTCTGTAATTAAATTAGAAGATTTAAAGCCTCTCCAGTTTTCCATAATTTTTTTCATTTCTGACATAATAAAAGCCTTGCTTTTTCACTAATCTAGTGGTAATATAGTTATATAGTAAATAGAAAAAAAGAGGCAAAAATGAAAAAAACATTTATTATTTTACTTTTAGCAATCACTCCAATATTATTTATGATGGGGTGTAACAAGGAAATTAGCAGCTATGTAAATCATCTAACCTACAAAGAAAAACTTAACCCAGTTGAGAAAATGTTTGTCTATACCTCGTTTAACTCTATGTGGGTAATAGGATATCCTTTATTTCCAGAAGCTGCAGAAATACTGAAGCACTATTTGCATGGCGATGGTACAGAAAAGGTTATTTCAAATTCTTATATAAAAACGAGTCCCTTCATAAAAAATCTAATAAAAGAGAAAGGTGTAGGAACTCATGTGATACGATTTAAACAACACAGAGACTGGAGGCTGTCATATGCCTTAAACCCCTTTCGTTTGCAAGTTAAAGAAGATGGAGAAGTAAACATTTATCAATGGATTCATTTTCCAGAAAATAAGAAGATAGCAGTTAGATTAAATATTTTTGGCAGAGAACTAAGAGTAAACGATGCTTTAATACACAAACTTAACCCAAAGGCTTTTATGTTGAAAGTCGAACCGTGGAATCATAAAAAAGGCTAAAACAATGAAAAGACTAATGATAGTAGACGCATATAATCAGTTTATCCGTGGATATATAGTAGACCCTAGTAAGAACCCAAATGGCTCTCCTATAGGCGGTATTCGTACCTTTATCAATATTTTTAATAAGCTAACAAGAGAGGTCAAACCAGACCTTCTTGTTCTTGTGTGGGATGGCAAAGGTGGAAGCAAGAAGCGTAGAGCCATGAACAAATCTTACAAGGGCGGTCGTAAACCACCCAGAACTAACTGGTCGCAGGTTGGAATGGCCGACGAGGAGATCATGGACAATAAAGTGTGGCAGCAGATGAGGGTTATTGAATACTTTAATCAAACACCTGTCATTCAGTTCATGGAGCCCCTAGTAGAGGCAGATGACGTTATCTCTTATGTTAAAAACAGTCCGATTTTTAATGAATGGCAAAAAGTGATTGTATCAGCAGATAAAGATTTCATTCAACTTCTTGATGATAAGACAGTCTTGCATAGACCTATTCAAAAAGAGTACCTGAATAAAAACAGTGTCGTTGATAAATTTGGTATTCACCCCACTAACTTTGCCCTAGCCAGAGCAATCGTTGGAGATTCTTCCGACAACCTACCTGGTGTACCCAGAGTTGGCATGGAAACTGTTGCAAAACGATTTTCTTTTCTCAAAGAAGAAAATACATACTACTTATCTGATGTTATAACTGAATGTGAAAAGCCAGACAATAAGCAAAAAGTATATACAAATATTTTAGATAATAAGGAGTTAATAGAAAATAATTATGATATTATGCAGTTATCTTCGCCCATGCTATCTATTCAAGCCAAACAAGGGATTGACGATACGTTTGAGCAATATAAGCCCCACTACAATCAGACGGAAATAAGAAAACTAATGCTTCAGGACGGAGTACTTACTGTGACAACCACAGATCTGGAACAAAGATTTAATAATATTATCACTTCCTTTTCTGGATGATTTGTGATATAGTCATATAAATATAAAAGGAACTTTAATGGAGCAAGAAAAGAAAAGCTTCTCTAAGTTTGGAAAATCATTTCAAGAAGATTTGTGTCACCTTATTTTAACCGATAGGACTTTTGCTGACCAAATGTTTGAAGTATTAGATCTAAATTTTTTGGAGTTAAAACATTTACGAATCTTTATAAAAAAGATCAAGGAGTATCGAGAAAAATATGGAGTCCATCCCACATCTAACATTATGTTGTCCATCATACGATCAGGTTTGGAAGGAGAAGCCGAATCTGTCAAGACGAGAATCAGAGATTACTATGCTAGAGTGCTGGCCAATGGTGAACTTCCGGACGGCTCTGAATTCATTAAAGATACTGCTCTTGACTTCTGTAAAAAACAAAAACTTAAAGAAGCTCTAATTAAATCTGTTGAACTTATCAAATCTTCTTCTTTTGATGAGGTATCGAAAGTAATAGACAACGCTCTAAAATTAGGTTCAGATAATACATTAGGATATGACTACCTTGCAGACTTTGAAGCTCGTTTCATTAAAAAATTTCGCAACCCAATCACTACAGGTTGGCAAGACGTTGATGACATTTCTAAAGGAGGTCTTGGTAAAGGGGAACTTGGTGTTGTTGTTGCTCCTACTGGTGCGGGTAAATCAATGGTGTTGGTCCACCTCGGTGCCCAAGCTCTCAAAGCGGGAAAAAATGTTCTTCATTACACTCTTGAGCTTGGAGACACTGTGGTGGGGAGCCGTTATGATGCTGCTATCACGGGTGTTGAGCTAAAAAATCTATCTGTTTTTAAAGAAAAAATATATGATGAGATAAGAGACATCGACGGTAAATTAATTATTAAAGAATATCCTACAAGAAGCGCCAATATCCAAACAATTAAGAATCACATTGAGAAGCTAAAAAGGCGAAATTTTATCCCAGATATGATCATTGTAGACTACGGAGACCTAATCCGACCAGAAAATAGTAGAAAAGATGAGAAAAGGCACCAACTAGAAACTATTTACGAAGAGCTTAGAGGAATAGCTCAAATTTGTGAATGTCCACTCTGGACTGCATCACAAACTAACAGATCTGGGTTGAACGCAGAAGTGATCACAATGGAGTCAATCTCCGAGGCGTTCAATAAATGTTTTGTAGCAGACTTTATCTTCACGGTGTCGAGAACCGTAGAAGACAAAAACACTAATCAGGGTCGCATTTTTGTTGCTAAAAACAGAAACGGCCCAGATGGACTCGTGTATCCAATATTTATGGATACCAGCAATGTTAAAATAAAGGTTTTACCAAAAACAGGTGAGACCGCAAATGATATTATTCATAAATCTTCTGCTCAACGATTAGCAAATCTTAAGGAGAAGTATAAGGTTTTTAAAAAAGAAAAGAAAGAAGGAGGAAACA